CTAGTTCACCATCTTGCTACGGTTGTGGCTGTCGATGACTGCTTTGATTTGTGCTGTCTCGGAATGCATGTAGCCCATGGTCGTATCGAGCGACTCATGGCCCATGACTTCTTTGACCAGGTAGGGGTTGCGGGTTTTGTCCATCGCGACCGTTCCAAACGTGTGACGGGCGCAATAGAGCTTGAGTTGGCACGGCAGGCCGAGGCCATCCGCGATAGAACGGAACTTGCGCTGCAGGGCGCGCAGCTCGACGTGGCCGGACCTGGACTTAGTGGAAGGGAAAACAAATCCTGCGGGTAAGGGGTGCGTCTCCCCTACACTCCCGCCGGAGCTACCGTGTTTGGGTACAGACTTCCCATTGCTGGCATGCCTGCTCACCGTGGTAGACCCGCAGGACTCTTGCTGCTCGCGCAGCAATGCAATGACGCGCTCGCTCAGTGGAACGCGGCGGCGCGCCTTTTTGGTTTTGCCGGCAGGATTAAAGTAGAACGCTTCCTGCCAGTGGACGTGCTCCCAGCGCATGGAAACTACTTCGCCGTCGCGCATCCCGCTGTCCATCATGATGAGGAAAACTTCGCGCAGCGGCGCCGGTTCGCGACGTCTGTAACGGCGCGTTCCATCGGCCTGCTCGATGGCGGCCAGGATGCGGGTTTCGTCCTGGTCCGCGACCATGATTTCGCGGCGCGGGGCATCCAGGCACCGGATTGCGGGTGGATCTTTAAGCAAGTCTCCTTTCCTTTTGGCCCTCCGCAGCATCCGCCGCAAGGTACGCAGGGCGGAGTTGGCGCTGTAGGGGGAGTCGTGGAAGTGCGTGGTGTTGATGTCGTCATCGGTGATGCGGTCGATCCGCATCCCGAGGAGCTTCGAGCCTAAGACCAGGCGGGCGCCGTTCTTATAGTCCGCTTTGGTCTTGGGACTCCTGGCGGTCTGTTCGATCCACTCAACAAATTCCTTCATGGCTTCCTGGATCAAGGGTGCGGGTTTGGGTTTCAGCTCTTCGCCTCGCTCTACAGTAACCCGCTTCCGCGCTGCTATTTTCGCCGCCTCTTTTGGGTTCGAGGTCCCCGTGCTGCCTTTGTATCGGCGACCCTGAACATAAAAGAGGTAGTGGTAAATTTCTCCTCGTTTAAACACTGACATTCCGCTCGGCTCCTAGCTTTGCGCGCACAGAGCTGGTGCGGACGCTGGAGCGAATGAACGCATCCAGTTCCCGCAGATCATACAGCACGCGGCCAGCGGGTTTGAAGTAAATTGGCCCTTTCCCCTCCGAACGCCAGGCGCGAAGGGTATTCGCGGGAATGCCAGAGTAGGTAGCAGCCTGCTCTGTGGTGACGTAACGCTTCTCGCACTTCGTGCTGGCTAGGCTCACAGCAGCCTCCTTTGCGGCATCGCATCATAGGCCGCCTGATTCAGCCACACACATTCCGTGCGGGTCTGGGAATTGGAATTGGCGCTACAGAACTGGCCTCCGGTCCATTCGACTCTGTGCCATTTTTCAAAGAGGCGGCTATACAGAGGGCCCGGGTAACTGGACACGATGACCATGCCCTTAAGGGACACCAGCACCGAGGCGAGAGTGACGTGGTCCTTGTCTGTCATCTCATAGCGGTATTTATGCTCCAGCCGTTGTGAACCGTCGCGCCGGGACCTGACATGGATCGGATACGGTGGGTCAACATAGTGAAGGGCGTCTTCGCGATCGATCTTTTTGAGGATGGCAAGGGCGTCCCGATTCTCGATGGCTACGCCCTGAAGACGTTCCGTGAACGCTCGAATCATGTTGGGGTAGACAGCCCATTCACTCGCGGCGGTCGTTCCGGATCGGTTTGAGTTCCAGCGAAATCCGGTTCGCATCACTGAACTGATTCGCGTATTGAAGCCGGCACGGCTGGCCTTCAGGCGAGTAACCGAGTCCGACCCAAATCCCATGAAGCTGCGGATGATCGTGCGCCGCGCCCGTTCCACCTCGCTCCGCGTGGGCTTGTAGCTCAGTTCAAATTCGGCACGTGCGAATGGCGTGAGTCGCAGCAACGCCTCGAGGCGCTTCGCTCGCTTAGGGTTTTGCAGCACGCGGAAAACGTTGACGACTTCGCCGTCCCGGTCGTTGTAGATTTCTGAATAGCAGCGCGGCTTTTGCATAAGCACGCTAGCCCCCCCCCCGAAAACTTCCGTGTAGACCCGATGCGGCGGGAAGAGGTCGAGAATAAGAGGGGCCAGACGGAACTTGCCGCCGTGGTACCGCAGGACCGGCCTGGAGATAGCAGTCAACTCAATTCCCTTCGAGTTGCCGCACGAAGAGCGCCGCTTTCTCGTTCAAGGAGAGCGCAGCCCAAAAGCGGTCTAGCGCCGATTCGGGAACGCTGATGTTGGCGATAGAAGGATCGGCACTGGCGGCCTTGGTGTTGGAATTGCGGGGGGGGCAAAGGTTGGCGCACCGCGCGCGGTTTGATGTCCACGGGATTCTTGGTGGACCAATAGAAGTCCTTCGCGCAGCATCCGCTCTTCGTGTTCGCCCGAATCATCACATTGCATCCAGGACGCCGGCATTTCACTTTGGCTTTGTCGCTGGAGAGAGCTTTGGGTTGCTTGCCTGCAGGGTTGTGGCCCTTCAGGTAAGGGTGACGGTTGACGACGGGATTACCGCAGCCGCAGGCGCAGAATCGTGGCATTCTCTTTTCCTTTCTGGGATTGTTCTGGATCTCCTGGGGCTGCTTTTCGCGTGAGCTCGTAGTCCCTAGCTGCTTGGCCTGGTCCGTGAGGTTTCCAGCAGCCCGAGGAGATTCAGGATGGTGATTTGTTTGAACCTTGCTTGAGACGGCCGGGAGCGGTGGCGGCGCACTCAGAGAGCCAGCGCGCTTCCGGTTCGGGCATGCAACACCGTCTTCGCAGAAAATGCAGAGGGTAAAGCCAGTCTGTGCTTCGCAGCATCCACAACGTTTACACACTGCCATGCGTTTTGCTCCTTTTCTCCGCTCGCTTCTTTTCCACGGCAACCTTGACGGCCTGGTTCCACATGCCGGCATAGGAAAGTTCGAATCTTTGGCGCGTGCCTTTCAATCGCAGGAAGGCGGTGAACTCATTTGCTTCCACGATCACGGGGCGGAGCTGGCCGCGATAGCGGACGACGTCGCTGGTCTCAAAGGACAGGCGCGTCTTGCGCTGGGAGAGGGCGGTCATAGGCTCTCTGTGCAGCTCGGGCAATAGTCTGCCCCGTTGTGGCGGCTCCATCCAGCCTGTTTTGCTTGCTTTCGCAACTCCCGCTGGCTTACCGGGTCGATGAAGGCCTGGACCTCCAACTCGGCGATTGGCGGGAAACTCACTTCGCCCATGCCGTGCTCGTTATCGCAAAAAATCACTGGTGCGCGTCGGATCATGCGTTCTTCTCCCATTCCTCGCTCTGACGTACCTTGCCGATTGTCTCCGCCAGGTCCTTTGATCCGTTCTGGGTGACGGCATAGCAACGGTCGCCAAAGTGTATGTAGAAGCCGAGGCCCGTCTTGAACCGCTCAACCTTGACGCCGTTTTCAAGGAAGAAATGCGGATTCGGTGCAGTCGTTGGCGGATAGCTCATGCCTTCCTCGCAAGGGACGCTTCAAACTCCGCTAGCGTCTGCTGATCTTCCGGGCCGCGCGCGTGGCAGTAGTTACAGGAGAGCTTGGCCAGGCGTTGCGGCTGGTGGCGATGGGCGAAGGGAACCATAGCAATGATGGGGGGCTCTTCGAAGTTCGGAACCGCGTCGTCTGTCCATTCCGGCCAAAGTTCGGTGTTGTAGATCCAGACCAGGCCATCGGCTTCGTTCACCACATAGATGAACCAGTCTTCGGCCAGGAGCACGCGCAGGCCTTCATCGGTGTACAGCGGCTGGGCGGGTGCGGCAGTAAACGTCATTCCTGGGGACCTCCTGGTTAACTAATTAGTGGACTATAGGGCCATCAAAATCAGCCTGTCAAGAGAAATCGTAAAATCTTTCAAAAATACTGCATTTTTTCATTGACAAGCTTTCCCGCTTAGGCGTAATGTGCATCTCAGCTAGTTAGTACACTAATTAGTCAACTAGCGAGCGACCATGAAACCATCGACACAAAGAAAGAAGAAAGCCGCGACTGGGGAAGCGGAAAAACCGCTCCTTTCGATCACGGAACAGCGGCTGCTGCAGGCCATTGAGGCGGAAAAGCAGTCCGGGAACGAAGCGCCGCGCAACAAAGAACTCGCGGCCCGGCTGGGCGTGGTGCCAGGGACGATCACGGCGGCGCTCAAGAAGCTGGTTGCCAAGGGCTACGTGGTCCCGAAGCTGGAGATTGTTGGAGGACAAAGCAATGGAACGTAACCAAAACAGGATCGAACTGGCGGACACCGAGAAGACCCCGGAAGTCGCCGCCGCTTTGCAGACGTCTGGAGAGCAGCAGTTCTATCGCGGCAACGGGGACGACGGAAACCCAGACCATCCCGTCTTGCACATTGAGTACTTCGATACCGATGCCAGCAGCTACAAGCATCGTCTCCACCTGCCGCTGAAGGCTCCTGGTTCCTTCCGTGTTGTCGCCGGGGCGGTCCTGCAGATCGAGGGCGCGGACGGACAGACGAATCACATCCCGTTGGCCAACGTGTCGCGCTACTACTGCGGCGCGCGTCCCGAGGGGGCGCTCGAAGGCCTCGGTGCTCGAATGGCCGGAGTGGATTTCTACCTGGCGCGGGGACTGGCGGCGGTGGTGTGCAACGTCGTGCGGATTCATTTTGGATCGGCAGCGGATGCGTGCGAGATCAGCCTGCAGAGTTTACAGGAGCGGGAAGCCGCGGGCGAAATTACCGCAACGGAGCTGATCCTGGAAGCCATGGAGTTGCACTTGAAGCTGGCTCTGGCGCAAGGCAAGACGGCAGCGAACTAAACGATTCATGAAGAACGTTTTCCAATCCGACATTCCGCAGCAGGGCATGCTTGCGGATTCATCCACGGGACGCGCTCTCGCTTCCACGCCTGGTCAACCATCCGGTGGCGGAGCGAGAGTCCCCGTGAGGATGGAGGCGCAATGTTCAACGGCCTACTGATCGAGGACCTGGTGGCCCACGTGGCGGAAGTGATGGAGCGTCCGGAGAACGAGTGGGAAGAGATTCCCGAGAAACGCTCGATGCCGGCGGACACAGAGAGAGCAGGGAACGCATGAGCCGGACCGATGCCGTCCACGGAGCCAAGAAGTCCATCGCCAACCGCTTCCAGCTGGTGATGATGGCGGCGCGGATGACGCGGTTGCTCCATCCGGTGCTGCGGCACAGTGCCGGCGTCGAGTACCAATTTGCCCCTACGGTCGCGCAGACCATCAACACGTCGCTCGAAAAGATCGCGGCATCCGGGGACAGAGTTTAGCAGCAAAGCCTGTATGGCTAGTAATCGAAAATCCGAAAAGGAGGCCTGTATGGCCGCAAATGGAACAGATAACCACACGTCGAGTTTCTTCACCAATCTAACCAAAGAAGGTGCGCAAGTCGCTTTCGGGAAATTTGGCTTTGAGGGCCCGCCTGGGTCCGGTAAGACAACCACTGCGGCCCTTCTGGCCGCTGGGATCTCCAAAGAATTTTATAAGGGTGCGCCCGTGGTCTGGGTGGACTCGGAGAATGGCGCAAATTTCATCCGTCCGATCTTTGTCGCGGAAGGGGTTGACCTGCTGGTTGTACCCACTAAGAGTTTGGCGACCTTGATTGAATCCGTCGCGCAAGCGAAGAGGGCCGGAGCTTGCGTCCTGGTTCCTGACAGCATGACCAAGTTCTGGACAACGCTGGTAGCCAATTACATGAGGGAACACAGGATCACCAGCTACCGGCAGATGCTCTCGCACTGGCCGGCGGTCAAGGATCCGTGGCGCGAATGGGCGGACCTGTTCATCAATTGCCCCTTGCATACGATTGCCTGCGGTCGCGGCGGGTTCGAGTATGACCAGGTAGACGTGATCGACGCAGAAGGCAACGTCAACACAGAGACGGTCAAAGGTGACTACAAGATGAAGGGCGAAGGGGAATTCGGCCATGAGCCGGATGTGAACCTTCACTTTCAGTCGATGACCGATCCCAACGCTCCGCAGAGTTTGAAGCAGAAGAAGGGGAAGAAGGGAGCCGTCCAGCTTGTAGCGCCGCGCAAGATTCACGTAGCCACGGTGCAGAAAGGACGGGTGTGGCCAATGAACGGCAAGGTATTCCAGTGGGCCGACCGTGATAGCTACAAGAGCGGCGAGTACAAATCAGTGCTCGATTGCTTCCGTCCTTATCTGGAAGCCCTAAACATCGGCGGCCAGCATCAGACGGTTTCCGCTGGAGCTAACCCGTTTGGCGGTGATCATGCAACCAATGGCTCCTATCTGCGCAAGAAAAAGGCGCTTGAAACCTGGGATGCCACGATGCGGGTGGTCTTCCCCAAGAATGACACGGCCACCAAGGTAGCTCGGCAATTTGTAGGTGAGGCCATTACCGGAACGCGCTCGAAGACGGCTTTTGCAGCTCAGACGGTGGACCAGGTCGAGTTCCAGCTCCTGATGCTGCGCAAGTTTGAGGAAAGGGCAAAGACTGAGGGAACCCCTGACATCTCCGATGCGGCTGGTCCCAAGCAGACTGACAACCGTGGCGCCCTGGAAGCATTGATCGCGATGGCCCGCGAAGAAGCCGAGTACGAATGGGCTGCCTTGCATGGCACACCGCAAACCCCCACATCCGAATCCGCAGACGGCTCCCATGCCGAAGTGCCTTTCTAGGAGATGCCATGAACTGGATAACGATTGAAGGCAGTACCGCAATCGGTCGCGCGGGGTACGACGCAGCGGCCAAGGTCATGGGCGTTGAGACGCTCGCGGGAGGACAGTATTTCTATAGCGATGTTCCTCCCCGAAACTTCGACGACTTCATGGGCGACAAAAGCAAGGGCCGGGCATGGGCGCTCATTAAGAAGAACTTCGTGCAAGTGGGCGCGGCAGCTTCCACCAAAGACAAAGCTCCCAAGGATGAGCCTGTAATCACGGTTCCGAAGGAGCCAGCCGACATGGTTCCGGTGACCGTGCTGGCGATCTCCTTCGAAGCGGGGCAGGACAGCGTGGGATTCCCGCCTCTACCTTTCGAGCAGATGGTCACGCATCTCCGGGAGAAGATGGACGCTTTCTGCGCTCCATTGGTGACGGAAATATCGGACCTTTCCAATCAGGCGCTCAAGATTGAAGTTACGAACGCTGCCACCTACGAGCAGGCCGGCGAGCTGGGTAAAAAGCTGGCCGTCCTGCGTCGCAGGATCACCGCCATGATGAAACCGCCGAAGCAATCCATCGACTCGGTCAAGGGTGTCGTCTTGACCAAGGAGAAGGAGCTGGGCGAACTGGTGGGCGTGGGCGAGGAGCACCTGGCAAAAGGCTGTACAGCCTGGCGTAGCGCCGAGCAACGGCGAGCGACCGAGGCAGCGCAACAGGAGCAAGCGCGACGGTTGCGCGATGCTGAGGATAAACGGATCAGCGATGCGGAGAAAGCGCAGGCTGCTGGCCGTGATGCTCTGGCCGATAAGCTGCTCTCTACTCCCGTGACTGCACCCAAAGTGCAAATTGCTTCTGAGGTTCCCCAAGGAGTAGGGAGGGGACGAGTGAATTACCGCTTTCGTGTTCTGGACGCGGCGGCCGTGCCGCGTGATTGGCTCACGATTGATGAAAAGAAAGTAGGGGAGTACGCGCGCAAGTCCAAGCTGCCGAATGGAACGCTTCTGCACGGCATTGAGTTCTACCAGGAGGAGGACACGAGCTTCTGATGCTACGCACGCGCTCCAAGTCGGCGTGCGAGACGCATGCGCGACATGCTTCTTATGAGGCTGCACAAATGGAAGTTTGCCGCCAATTCGAGGAGCACCACATCCGCCTGGTGGTATTTCCGTCCAGTAAGAAGAAGGCGTGCAAGTGTGGCGGCTGGCATACAGGGCACCTGCGGAAGGCAATTAAGGCGGCAGAGAAGGCGAAATGACAATCGTTTTTCCCGTCTCTGGAGAGGCCCTGGTTTCAGTCCTCCTTTGACAGGGTTTCCCCGGGGAGCGAGCTGAACCTGGTTTAGCGGCTGGATAGGCAAGCGATGATCCGAAAGGGAGACGGGAGAGGAGCTGGCCGGCGGAGACGTAGACACGGTTTGTGCGACCCATTGAATCGCACAAGCATGGACGCTCCGCTGGCCAGGCTCTGAGGAGTGATTTTTATGAATGAACACGAATTGCAAATGACGTTTCCCGACATCGCCTGGCGCTCTCCGCTTCTGGTGATGTTCGGGAAGAATCTAGTTCAAAAAGCGGCGTGCCGCTACTGCATCGTGCAGCGGCAATTGAAGCCGGGCGAGATCCACCTCGTCAGTTTTCACAACTACCAGCAGTGGCAACGGCACATTTTTGCCGCACATGGGCTGGGAAAACGAGCTGAGGGGAAGGCAGCGTAAGAGCGAATTCAATCCAGGTCAAAAAAGGAGAAGCCATGAAAACCACAAACAAGAAACAGTCCACCCGCAGCCAATTGGAGGAACTACGGAAGAGATTCAAGATCCGGCCTCTGATTGAAACCAAACGGCGCGAAGTGGAACGCGCGCTAGTACTCACCAAGGGCGACAAGGTGCTTGCGGCGGCGCTGCTTGGGATCGGGAAGACCACGGTCTACCGGACTTTAGAGCGATGAGCGCGACCGCACGAATGGAGCGCAATTGCAGGCTTGTCGGTCTGGCTGAGGATTTTCTTTCCGATGCCAGGAAGTGGGCCGAGTACTACGCCGAGCACGCCCTGGCGGGACGAGCCGAGGACGCAGCGCAAGATCTCGCCCGATTTGAAAACCGGGTGCGGCTGGCCCTCGACCAACTGGGAGCCGTGGAATTGGGGGAGCGGAAATGAGCGAAGCGACGCAACCGAAACCGATAGACGCGATTGCGTCGTTTTACTCGCCCGTGTGCCCCCACTGCGGGAAGAAGAAGCAGCCGCGCTGGTCGTTCTGCGGGCCGGACTATCACCGGTTGCCGAAGCTGATGCGTGAAGCGCTCTATCGCGGGATCGGCAGCGGCTACGTGCCGGCCTTTCAGGCCGCAAGCGATTGGCTGAAAGAGGACGATGCCAGGAAAGCGGACAAAGCGAAGAACGGAAGCAAGGCAGCCCGATCCGCCTAGCGCCTTTCGGCGGGTGGAGCTGCTCACGGCCTGCACGTGTGCCGAGGGACCGCGCTTCCCGGATGGATCGATCGTCCCGCATGTGCATCCCTCGATGGCCCGCAAGGACGAAGAGCGGCGCAGGGGGCTGGAACCGAAAGAGGCCGAGGACCCGAAGCAGATGCGGATCGGCGAGGAAGGCTGGGACCCCGCGCAGTACGAAAACCAATTTGGAGTATAGAGCCATGGGGCAGAAGCGACGCTTTGAAATTCCGCCACGGTACCTCAAAGAGATGGACGAATATCTCCATTCCCCGGAGTGGCTGAATCACAGACGTCTGGAACAGGCGCGGCTTTGCCCTCGATCCCAGTGGCCGATGGAAGAGGGCATCTTGCCTGTGGGGATTTCGCAAGAGTCTTTTCAAGCCTCGCTCCAATGGCTGAAGCGTGACGATGTGATCCAGGCGATAGAGAACGGGACGGCCCTGGTAATCAATCCGCAAAAGGGAACGATCCGCGCGGAAGCCAAGACCAGGCCGCGCCGGAATTTCGCAAGACCCGCAATCTTTCCGCTGGCCTGGGGCGCGTTGCTGCTCCTGGCCTGCTACGTGGTTCACAAATTTCTATGACAGAGGAGAACTAGATGAACACCGAGGTACCGACCCAGCCGGCCAGCGCGCCGGATGCCGTAGTTTCAGCCGCCGCCAACCGGGGCAACATGGAAATTCCACTGGACATAATCCTCCCGTCTCCCTTGAATCCGAGGAAGACGTTCCGCGATGAGGGCCTGGCGGAGCTGGGCGCGTCCATCCTGAAAACCGGGGGCGTGATCCAGGATGCGCTGGTGCGTCCACGGTTTGCCACGAAAGAGGACCTGAAGCTGCTGCCGAAAGGCACGGCAGTGGGCGACCAGTATTACCAGCTGGTGTTTGGTGAGCGCCGGTGGCGTGCCTCCAAGCTGGTGAAGATGGAGACTCTGACCTGCAAGATCCGTGACCTGGATGACGACACGGCTTTGGAACTGATGATCGTCGAGAACGGCCAGCGCGAAGATGTTCATCCCCTGGAAGAGGGACTCGGGTACAAGGTCCTGCTGGACAAAGGCCGCACCGTCGAGTACATCGCGGAGACGGTGGCCAAAAAGTCGCTGAGCCACGTCTATGCCCGGATGCAGTTGGCGCAATTGCTGCCGCCGATCCAGGAGGCGTTTTTTGCCGGGAAGATCCATGCCAGCCATGCAACAGAGATTTGCCGCCTGCAGCCGAAAGAGCAGGAACAGGTGTTTCTGGAGTGCTTTGGCGGCGCAGCGGAGCGCGACTACGACAGCGACAAGGAATACAAGGCCCTGGCGCAGGTCATGAAGGACCCGACCGCCGAAGCGTCTGTGAGCGTAAAGCGGCTGCGTGCCTGGATTGCCAGCCACATCCACATCGACCTATCGAAAGCGCCGTTCGACACCAAGGATGCGGAGCTGGTCAAAGGCGCAGGGGCCTGCACCAATTGCCCGAAGCGCACCGGAAGCAATCCCAGCCTTTTTGCAGACGTCAAGAGAGGCGACACCTGCACCGATCCTACTTGCTACGGAGCCAAGAAGGACGCCTTTATCCAGATCCGGATCAAGGAAGAGGCCAAGGTTGCCGCGCCGGCGCCGGAGCTGCCGTCCACGGGGTTGACGGACGCTCAGCGGGAACGCCTGCAATTCGTACTGCACGCTTCCGGTGGCGCATGGGACAAACTGCGCAAGAGTGGCGCGACGAACGATCAGGTCATGGAGCGGGTCCGGGAGGAGTTCGGCATAGAGGGTGCCTCGGCGAACGTGAGCTATAAGGGCGGCCCTGGTCCTGCCGTTTGGTTCAAGGACGCGCCGAAGGGCAATCCAGATCTGAAAGGCAAGGATCTGATTGTCGCGGTGCGCGATGTGATGCAGATTCCAGAGCCGGTGAAGACGGAAGGGAAGAAAGCGGACAAGGGGAAAGCCGCGCAGGCGCCCTCAGTGCAGAAGATCAGCGAAGACCACTTGCACTGGGGCGATAAGCCAGAGCCTGGCGTGCTCCATCCGGGCGCTTACGAACTGGCAAAACCCAAGTGCAAGCTGACGCAGAGGGCCATTTACGTGGATGGCAAGAAGATCGGCCAGATTGTGGACATCTGCGTCGAGGAGAACTGCCAGCAGCATAGTTACAGGTCTTCCTACAGTTCGGGCGGCGGCAGCGGGCATGCGCCGGTTAGCTTCGAGCGGCGTGTGGAGATATGGAAACAGCGGGTACAGTTCGTTTTTCGCAACAGCGTAGTGAAGGCTCTGGTACCCAAGCTGCCCGACGAACTGAGCGCAAAGGACGCACCTATCGTGCTCGATTGGATATTGAGCAAGATGGACCATCGCGACCAGGCCAAGGTCCAGCGCGTCTATGACATCAAAGGCACGGCGGGATTCGATAGCTCGCCGCTGAAGCGGTTCGCGAAAACACTCAAGGCGGGAGATCTGATGAAGATGCTGGTGATCTGCGCCTTGGAGCCGGAAATGGGCCTGGAGGAGTTCTACTACAACACCTCGCTGCCGAAGTCCTCGCCTCTGGCGACCATTGCCGCAACCTACAAGATCGACACCGCTAAGCTGCTGGCGGATGCCGAGGCGCTGCTCGAAAAGAAGCGGCCTAAGAGCAAGGCGGAAAAGGAAAAGCTGGCGAAGGATAAAGCCGGCGACAGCGGTAAACAACCGAAGAAGGAGAGAAAAGCGAATGCAAAACGGAAACGGAAATAGCGAGCGCCACCAGGGCTCGGTGAAGTGGTTCAACGGTTCCAAGGGCTACGGCTTCATCACCCATCCGGAGCGCGGGGACGTCTTCGTCCACCACAGCGATATCCGGATGGACGGCTATCGGACGCTCAACGAAGGGGCGCAGGTACAGTTTGACCTGGTCCACGGGGCGAAGGGTCTAAAGGCCGAGAACGTGACCGTCGTGGCCTGATGGCCAAGGGAATCAAAATCAATTTCCCGTTCGTGCCGATGCCGCTGGAGGCCTTTGACGCTGAGAAGGGGCTGAAAGAGGCAGGGCTCAAGCTGTTGGCCTACATCCTCAAGCATACCCGGTTCGGGGAAGCTTTTCCGGAGCTGACCTATGACGAGCTGCTGCACGGCATTGTCAACGAGAAGACCGGCAGACGGAAGGACTCAGGCTGCGGTTTGAGCCGCAACGGCATTAAGAACGGACAGGCGGAATTGGAAGACCGGGGCTGGCTGAAGGTCACGAAAACGGACCATCGGCCTCCCCGTCTGTTCTATCGCCTGGTCCTCCAGCCTCAAGACGACCCGGCATCCGCCGAGGACTCACCATCACCAAGTGACGCTGGAGTGTCACCAGATGACAGTGGCACGAAAAGTGACCCGGCGTCAGTTCGTGACACTGGAACGTCACCAAGTGAGACTGCCGATTCACAAGGTGACAGTGGCAGTGTCACCAAAAGCACGGCACTGTCACCAAATGACAGTGCATATAAGGAAGTAAGAAGTACCAGGAGCTTAGAGGAAGTACAAGAAGAAGCGGGAGAGAGAAAAAACGGACACTCTCGCGCGAAGCGCAAAGAACTTACCACCTCCGATGGAATCCACTACAGCCGGTGGCGGTCCAAGATGGAGCTCGAGGAGAAGGACTGGCAGCGCCGCAACCCGGAAGCGGTGGAGATGCCTGGCAGGGTCTGGGCTCATCTGGCGGCGATTGCGGCGGAGCGATCGGGCACACCAAAGAGCGCGCTCATCCGGATCCTGAAGCATGAGACCCCTGACGACCCGAATGTGGACCTGATCGGACAGCAGCTCATCCTGGGGAGCGGGGACAAGGTAGAACAGCAACTCGAATTGGGTGCCACGAAATGACCCAAGCACTCACAGCCGAGCAGGTCCAGCAGATGCAAGAGCTGCTGAGACAGCGCCGGCGTGAGCATGGAGTTGCGGAAGACGGCAATGCTCTGAGCCCGGTCACGCGCAGAGCTGCGCTGCCGGCGGGCATGAGGCAGGCCGGGGAACTGTTGAAAGAGCAGATGAAGGCCGAGCTGGCCGAGGCGCAGAGAGAGCTGGCTGCAGCGGAGCCCGCGGACGCAGTGGTTTACGAGTGCGCGGTCTGCCGGGATGATCCGAGTGGATTTGTGATGCGCCTCGAGAACGGCAAGCGGGTCGCGGCGCGATGCGAGTGCTGGAAGGCGCGCCGCGCCAAATCTCTGTTGCGGATGGCTGGACTTCCGGAAGAGTTTCGGGGCACTACGCTCGAGAATTATCTCTGCGCCGGCAATGGATCCCTGGAGATGGCGCGCATGTCGGCGGGGCGATATGTACAGGAGTGGCCGAAGCTCGAAAGGCCTGGGCTGCTGTTCTGGGGGCCCACGGGCGGCGGCAAGACGCACCTGGCGGCGGCGCTGTTGCGGATGCTGATTGAACACAAGGGCGCGCGGGCGCTGTTTCGCTCCTATTCGGCGTTGCTGCAGCAATTGCAGGGAACGTTTACGAGCGTGAGCGGACAGATCGAAGACGACGACGGAAATGCGGCAACTGCCTATGACCTGGTGAGCGACATCTGTGAAGCGGATGTGCTGGTGATCGACGACATCGGGCCGGAAAAACTGACGGACTGGAACCGCTCGATGCTGTATTACGTGATCGACCAGCGCTACAGCCATCGGCGGTCCACCATTGTGACCACCAATCTGCCCTGGGACACGGCGGCGATGCCGCAGAGCGCAGCCCAGCGGGCGATGCGCGTCGAGAGTCTCCGGGAGCGGGTAGGGGAACGGGTGCATTCGCGTTTGGAGGGTATGTGCCGGATCGTGGAGGTCCGGGGCGCGAAGGACTGGAGGCGGCGTGCCTGAACAGCCAGTAGTTGTCAATCTCGATCTGAAAATGCGCGAAATCATTGCCGAGGCACTGGCGATAGGAGTGGATGAGATTTACTCCGATCAATCCTTGTCGCAACTGGGGGCGGATCCAGGCAGCGAGTCGTACGTGTGGCGCAGGATTGAAGAGGAATTTGACATTGCGGTGACTCTGGCCCAGCGCGGCAGCCTGAAGGACGTGGGTGCCATCATCCACTACCTGAAGTGGCGGCTGAAGGGAGTTCCGCGATGATCCCGAACCAGCCGCAACGTTTATTCGAAAGCGCAACGCTTCAAGAGTGGCAGAAAGCGGAAGCCGCCAAGCACTTGGACATATGGCAGGCCCTCAATTACCTCAAGAGCGGCGAAGAGGAGATTGTCAAAATCAGGTTTACAGACGTCTCCACCGAGGTCAAACGGAAGACGATCAAAACCTATTCCCGTCGCCTAGGGCTGAGTGTTCAAACGCGATGCTTGCCCGGAACCATCCTGATTCGGAACGTCACGGTACAGCGCAAGAGGAGTGGGCAGAAGCGCGGCAAACTGCGGCGGGATCATATTGTCACGTTTGAAGGGATGGGGGAATAAGCCATCATGAACGCCGAATCTATCTACCAGGGTTCGAACGGCGAGGCCACAGCCGCCTTCTACGAAGCCCTGCGCCAGAAAGGGATGCTGGGCGTGGTCGCGGAACATCTCTTCCGCGCTGGCAAGTGTTCCGAACGGGCGAAGCAATACCGCGGCGGGATCCGGGGGCAGGGTTCCTATCGGCAGATGGCCTACGACAAAAAGAACTGGGCACTGCGCGAGCTGGACAAGAGCCTGGGAGCCTTGTGCCTGGCCTCGGGCACATCGTATATCCCATGGGGCTGGGGCTGGGACGAAAAGACACCTGGCTACTCCTGGGTGCTCTATGTGGACCTCCCGCAAGGCCAAGTGAGTTTTCACACGGCCAAGCGGGGCGACGGGCCAAGCTACCTCGGGCAATGGGACGGCGTACGGAATGCGAGCGCGGCGCGCATCATCGCCTTTTGCCAGTGGGTGTATGACGGGCACGGCGGCCGCCCGGTGGCCGTGGAACTGGAAGAGCTGCCCGTTCCAGACGTCGGGAAAATTGAGGGCGAGCAAATCGCACTGTTTGGAGGCATGGCATGAAGCGTCTGCAGGGCGATTTTGAAAAGGCATGGAACACGAGCGGCCAGGCGCTGCAGGCGATTGCGGTCCTGCTGCTGAGCGCACTAATCGGCTTACTGCTACTGGCCGCGTGGTTCGTCGAGCAGGGAAGGGACTGGGTCGAGGGCGGCTGCCGGCCTCCGGAGTGGATGAAGTTTGGCAAGATCGTGAGGAGGGGCGATGGATCGGCGCTCTGAGATTCTCCAGGCCATTCGCGAATACAAAGGCCGCAATGACGGCAATTCGCCTTCCGAGGCGGAGATCGCGGAGCAGCTGGGCATCTCGCGCCAGGCGGTGAACAAGTACCTGCAAAAGATGGAGTCAGAAGGAATGATCCGCCGACCGGGGAAGGGACGGCGCACGGTCCAGGTGCTGCCACAGCAATTCGACCTGCCAGTTATTTCCGCAGTCCACGCAAAACCATAGACGCCATCTGCCGCGTGCAGCCCCGTTCTGCCATGATCCGGGCAGTCTCGGGATTGCCTGGGCGTCCTCCTCGCTTGCCGTTCTCACGGGCGGCCTTGGTCTTGGCTGCACTCGTCTGCCGGCCTGCGGTCCTTGCGCGTTTCACCCGTTCACGTTTGTTCATGGCGAGTTTGTGGCCGTCTTACGCCCGGCCTGCCCGGTACCACCCGAGACGTCCCGCTTGCCCGGGAATACTGGGGCGCGGCGGAATTAACAGTTTAAATCCATGCGAAATCATGCCGCCACTTCGTCGGCGTGGTACGCCTGGGCTTGCTGCATAATCGCCGCAAATTCCAGGCCTTCGCGACGGCAATAGTGCATGAGGTCCGCCAGTAAATCGGTCAGGATCGTCGGCACTTCATCGGTATAGCCCATGTCATCCTTGGTCCCCGAAGCTTCTGCGAATGCATCAAGGGCGGCCTGTCCAAGGTCGGCGCGGAAGTCGTTGGCGCAATTTGCGCACAATTCGTCCGGACTCAGTCCCTGCTCTTCCAGTTGCTTGCATGTTTGCCCTGCATCCCTGGATCGTAAGCACGTCATAAAACCTCCTGCCTTCTCTGGCCGGGCTTGCAACCGGCCTGCCGCATTACGGCCCTTGCGGGCCGTGCTCTGCGATTAGGCTTCGTTCTTGATTTGGGCCATCTTCTCGGCCAGCGTCCAGAGAGCCCGATTCAGTTTCACGTCCTGGTCAATGCCCTTGACTTCGCGGGTGGTAGTGCGGCGAAGGTGGCCAGCGGCATCGTGCCCCAAGGCGCGAACTCCGCCACGGATGACATTTTCCTGTATGCGGTTCAGGGTGGTGTACAGGTCGTTGCGGGTGTCAGAGGTGCGGCGAGCCTGAAGTAACTGGGCAGGCTTGATGGGTGTGTCGGTCTTTCCTTCTTCGTCGCCGAAGCGGATGGAGTGAGCGGCCTCGGCAAATACCTGCTGCTCGCCTGCCGTCAACATCAGGCCCGTCCAGTTGTTTACGGCGTCCAGCATCTTGGGCGCGGCCTCGATAATGCGGGTGCTGCCTTCGACCACGGCCTGGATGATGTTGCCCTGGTGGCGGACGGTGATGCTGTCCTGCATGGAGCTGGCGACGACCAGGCCATTACTGCACACCAGGCGGAAGATTCCAGCCATCAGTTTGTAGGCGCTGGTGCCATCGTGAGAGTTGATCAGTACGACTTCGGGAAAAGAGCCGCCGACCTGTACTTCCTGCGAGACATGGCGGAAGCGAATCATGTGCTTGGTGAAGTCGCGGCGATCTTCCAGGCGGGTGCGGGACTGCTTCGCGGAGAATGGCAGGAATCCTGCTTTCTCCATGCCTTGGATGATCTGCAGGGTTGGGATGTAGGCATAGCGGTCTGAGCGGCTGCTGTGCGCTGTGATAGCGATAGCGGACGGGGCGAGCTGGCCGATTTGGTCGAGGGTTAAGGGTTGGTTGCTGCTGCGGGAAAAGCTGTTGAAGTTTCTCACTTTGTATTCTCCTGCCGTTGGTAACGGCTTGATTAGGAGTGTATCTCCGTTAGTTGGGTTTGTCAACAACTATATTACCTTTGTTTTGTTTGGTTTGTAAACTATCGGAAGGTAGCCGCAATCTATAGTGGTTGCGAAAATGCAACTTGAGTGTATAGGGCCTTAATCCCCATAATCCTATCCAACCTTCTCCTTATACCTGGGCAAAATGTGCGGCCCTCGCCAAAACAGGCAGGGTCGCACGAATCAAGGGGAAGGGAAGACAATTGCAACACGTCAGACGCACGGACGATAACTGGGCGCTCCTCAATCGTATAGGCAGCGCATTCCCAAAATGAGCCGCAACCAAAATCCCCGCAAAACCTGTTTATTGAGCCGCGACGAGTACGAGGCTCTGGTTCGACGCAACATCCGTCCGGATTGTTCTCTGGGCCTTCACGCGCATCTCTCCATGGTCGAGCGCGCAGACATGCTACTGACCGGGGAGATTGAATTGATCTCCCACCATTTCGCGTCCTATGGAACCTATGCCCGGCGGGTGAAGGGCGGCAAGCTGAAACCTTCTTCGGCCACGATCAAGCGGACCGAGGTAGAAGCGAACGCGGGCACGATGGGACGGTCCAGGACAGGGCGTTTGAGCGCCTTAGCCAAGGACCTGCTGGAGAGGCAGGGCCAGCCCACGGAAGACTTTATCGAGCGGGCGCAGCAGAAGATTCGGATGTGGCCGTTCGTGGGGGACACCAAGGCCGTGCGGGTGGGACCGCTGGGCGTAGAGAACGCGAGCGGATCGAGCCGGTGGTAACCGATGCGCTTCTGCAGCGATTGCGGGCATCCGCTCAGTGCGAGCCATAAGGGCAACTGTCCAGCGCAAAAGGAAGCCGCGCGCAAGGGCGTCAAGCTGGCGCGGCCTGGCATCCATCGGCGCGTGAACGCGCTGCCGCCTGGCGCACCGGTCAATGTGCAGAGCAGCCCGAATCGGGGTTGAGTTTCACCGTTAACGCGACGCGGTGAGGAATGGAGGGTCGCGGAGAAATCGCCAGAGCCATCGGGCCGGATTAACCTCCGGCCTTTTGAATTTCGAGGGGAAGAGAATGAGCGAATACCTGTGGCACGGTAGCGAGCTGTTGACGCTGATCATCGCGGCCTGGAAGGTGATATCTGCCGCAAACAGGGTCCTCGATGTATTGAAGGATTTTCCGCCACACCGTCACGTGAACGGGCATGTGATTTATCCAGAGGGATTTCAGCCCTCGCCGATCGAGGAGCTGAGCCGAGCGCGTCGAGCGGGGGCGGACTGATATGCCACACGATCCCTGGTTTTGGATTTTCTTCGGCTGGGTCATCTTCAGCGGCCTGGTCAGCGGCATGCCGGAACCGGACAGCAAAGACGGCAAGGGCTATCGCTGGATGTACAGCAGCCTTCATGCTATCGCCGCGAACTTTAAAACGGCCTGGAATGCTGCGCCATCGACTAAGTTGCCGGCTGGCCCCGTGGATCCGGACGCAGGCAAAGTGTGAGCGAGCCACTGGATGTCTCGCTGGTCATCACGCTGGACCGTTACTACGGGGTGACCAAAAACAAGAAGCAAACCACAATCAAGCTCAGCACGCCGGAAGTAGTCGATTCGGCGGGCGATTATGTGCAGTCGATTGTGGACCAACTGAAGCAACGAATGGAGGAGAAGAAATGAAATCGTTCGGTTCTGTTCTGCTGTCCTTCCTGCTGATCTTCGGCCTTTGCGTTCCCCAAGTCGGATGCTCTGGGTCGCTGATCGATACAGTCCTGGCTGACTTGCCGGTGGCGACGGATATCGCCATCAGCGTAGTCAACATCGTTTCTCCTGGCAATGCGGCCTACGTCCAACAGGTCACGGAATACGCGGGCAAGGTGAGCGCGGATTTGAAGCTGATCGAGTCCCTGGTGGGCCAGTACAAGGCCAACCTGGGAGCGGCGCCCGCGACTGCGCTTGGCCAGATCAATGCGTCGCTGAGTGATGCTCAGACGAATCTGAGCGCGATCCTGACGGCGGTGGGCGTGGCCGATCCGAAGGTCACGGCTGCGGTGGCTGCCGCGATTGCCTCAGTGAAGCTGATTCTGCTGGACGTGGGCCTGTTGATTAGAAACTCCGCGCCGGCTCCGGTCACCGCTCAACTCTTCTTCGGGGTGGGCATGCCGGGCGTGGACTTCCTGGCTGTGCAGACGAGCGGCAAGCATACAGAGCCCGCGCCTGTGCAGAAACCGTCTGGCAAATCAGCGCGGCAAATCGCCAAGGAATATAACCAGAAAATTTCCAAGGACTTCGGGAAAGCCAAGGTGAACGTGCCTAAGATGCACGTCCTGGGCGTTCCGGTCCCGATGACAGGGGGCAAGTAGTGCCTCCGGCTGGCGCGATTCTGGCTGCTGCGGCGCTGGCGGGTGCGCTCTACGCTGGGGAGAAAACCTACACGCACGTGCTCAAACCAGCGGGCTGCGTCGTGATGAAGGTGGCTACCATCGGCAAGAAGCACTGCGCACGGAAGCCAGCGGCCGCCGTTACGACGCACAAATAACCTGGACGGGGGAAGCCACAGCTTCCTCCGTTTACTTTTCCAGACGTCAGGAGAGAGTGAAACACGATGAAGCGGTTAATTCTGGGTGGCGATCCGGACGCAAAGTTTCCCGTTCCCAGCAAGCACGATTTCGAGGTCCAGGGCGACTGGATCCAGGCTTCGGGCTGCGAGAAGATCGCGAAGGCTCTCATTGAGTCGCGCGCGTCTCTTGCCCCTCTGGTGGACGCCAACATTGCGTACTTGTGGAAGGCCTCGGGCGGCTCACGAAAGGGCAAGGTAATCCTGGGGACATGTCAACGGCCTTCCGGGCTGCTGCGTTACTTTTCCGCCATGGATTTCGTGATCTGGTTTGGCGCGGACAACTGCCGCGACTCCGCCCTGGATTACTGGCAGATGGAAGCCCTGGTGTTTCACGAACTCAAGCACGCTGGCATGGAAGACGAAGTGCCTGTGAGCCTGCCGCATGACTTCGAGGGGTTTGCCGAGGAGATCCGGCTGTACGGCCTATGGAAGCGCGACATCGTCGGCATCGCCAAGGCGGTGACCGAGTCGCTGAAGCTGCCATTTCCGGAGACTCTGCCGTTTCCAGAGAGCAAGTAGATGGCATCCGGCAAAAAGGGGAAGGGCAGGGAGCGGTGGGCGGCAGGGAAGGGGAAGGGCAAGGATAAGGGCCGTCCGGCTGCGCCATCGAAAGGGCGGAAAACTGGCAACGGCGGCGGGAAGAAGTTCTTCGGCCAGGGCATCGATCCGGCGGTGGGCCGGGCGACTCAGATCAAGCCGGGCGAGGTCAAGAACCCGCATGGACGGTCCGGCAAGCTGAAGCCGTTCACGGACGCGATTCTGGAAGTCCTGGTGGAGAATCCGGAGCTGGCCAAAAAGATGGTGCGCGAGCTGTTTGCCAGTGGCGAAGCGAAGGCGTTTGCTGTGATGGCGGATCGCGTGGAGGGCAAGCCGGCGCAGCAGTTGAAGATTTCGGGCGATGCGAAAGCGCCCTTGGTGGTCAAGAATGTCGCCGACGCAAGGAATCGATTTGTGGAACTCCTTCAGCGAGCGCGATCTCGCGCTGCTGAAGCCGGAGGAGTTGGAGGAGGCGCTGCAGCTGCTGGAGGAGATGGAGCGGCTGGCTCTTGAGAACCGGATTGATAGCTTCTATCCGGACCATGGGCCGCTGCGGCGGGAACTCTATCCTCGGCACCTGGAATTCTTCGCAGCGGGCGTCACGCACCGTGAGCGCTGCTTTCTGGCGGCCAATCGCGTGGGCAAGACAGAAGGCGTGGGCGCATATGAGCTTACGCTGCACCTCACGGGGCGCTACCCGGCCTGGTGGAACGGGCGGCGCTTCACGCATCCGGTGGATGCCTGGGCGGCAGGCGACACGAGCAAGACGGTCCACAAGGAAATTCTGCAGCCGAAGCTGCTGGGCAAGCCTGGCCATCATGGCACCGGGATGCTGCCGGGTGATTCGATTCTGCGGTCCGTGTCCAAGCCAGGCGTTCCCGAGGCGGTGGAAACGGTCTACGTGGAGCACGCGAGCGGCGGCGAAAGTGTCCTGACGTTCAAGAGCTATGAGCAGGGCCGGGAGAGTTTCCAGGGATCAGAGAAACATGTGATCTGGCTGGATGAGGAGTGCCCGAAGCCGATTTATGTGGAATGCCTGATGCGGACGATGACCACGAACGGCCTGATCCTGCTCACCTTCACGCCGTTGCAGGGCATGACGGAGTTGATCAAGGACTTTTTGGGAATACAGATGTCTGAAACCTAATTTCTGGAGGGCGCATGGCGTACAAAGAGGCAAAAGCGGAGCGCGGCGGCGGTGGGTCGCGCAAGAAGAAACTGGACCATACCGAAATCCGCAACAGTGAAAACGGCGGGCACACGGTAGAACACCACTTCGACAACTCTCTTGACTACAAGAGCTTTCGCCGGCCGGTGACGTATTCCTTTTCCAATGGCCCGGAGATGGTGAAGCACGTCATGGACGCGCACGGCGTCAAGGAAGCCGAGATGGTCGCACACCTGAAGGGCGACAACGAGGCGGAACCGGGCGGCGGGGAAGCGGAAGAGGAAGGCGCCGGCGAAGAGCAGTCATGAGCTTAACCGCAGCCAAGCGCAAGTCGCTCCCGCTTTCGGATTTCGCGCTTCCCGGTAAGCGCAAATATCCGGATGACACCATTGGCAGGGCCAGGAATGCGCTCGCAAGGGTGTCTGAGTACGGATCACCGGGCACAAAGGCGAAGGTGCGGGCGAAGGTGAAGCGGGACTGGCCGGGCATCAAGCAAAAGATGGTGCCGCTGCGGTCCTTGCTGAGGAGCAAGTAATGGCCATCACGGGAAGCCCTGCCAATACTTCGCCTAAATCGTTGTGGCCCTCCGGCACGCTGAATCTGCGGCAGCCGCGCCTGGCTCAATCGAGACAGAACCTGGCGCCCAAGATGAAGCCCGTGCGGGTTGGGCCGATCAAGCCGATTCGTCCCGCTTTTAAACCGTTGAAAGCTGGATCGGCGCGGATGGTTCCACTGAGCAGTCTATTGCGACCGAGAAGGATGGGATTTTGAGCAATCGAATTGTGCCGGACCGCGTGGGAGTGTACGACGACATGCCGCAAGGTTTCAGTCGCAGCACTCACAAGCCAACATGCCCTGAATACCGCCAGCAGCCAAATGCCGAGAATGGCGGTTTCGTGCAGGACAGCGCGTTCTCTTGCAACTGTCAGTCATCCGTTCAGCCGGGAGACGACATGGAGGAATTACGGTGCACAAACTGCAATAGAGTGCTCGGATTCTGGGAGAGACATAGCGACGTGCCATTCAACGGTGCACCGTGGTGCGAAACATGCAAACGCGGCCTTCGAACGCTCCCAGCGGTCGGGCGCAAGCGTATCGACGACATGCCGAAGCCAATCACATTCGGCGCAGACAAAGAGGAGAAGGGCTGCAAGGTCACGCCGCAGGACCTGGGCCACATCCAGCCCCTCCATGATCGCGTGCTAGTCCGTCGCGATCCGCCAGAAGCGCAGACGCAGGGCGGCATCGTGATTCCGAGTGTAGGCCGCACCGAAGCACTCAGAGGCCTGGTGCTCGGATTCTGGGAGAGACATAGCGACGTGCCATTCAACGGTGCACCGTGGTGCGAAACATGCAAACGCGGCCTTCGAACGCTCCCAGCGGTCGGGCGCAAGCGTATCGACGACATGCCGAAGCCAATCACATTCGGCGCAGACAAAGAGGAGAAGGGCTGCAAGGTCACGCCGCAGGACCTGGGCCACATCCAGCCCCTCCATGATCGCGTGCTAGTCCGTCGCGATCCGCCAGAAGCGCAGACGCAGGGCGGCATCGTGATTCCGAGTGTAGGCCGCACCGAAGCACTCAGAGGCCTGGTGCTCGCGGTGGGACCGGGCAAGAAAGACGAACAGGGCGTGTTCCATGAGACGCAAGTGAAGCCAGGGGACCGCGTTGTCATCTCTGGCTCCGTAAACGTCCCGTATGGGGACTTGGTGAAGGATGGCGACCTGGTGATGATGAGCGAAGCCGACATCCTTGGGATCATCGGTCTGTAAGCGAAGTTAAACACACTTTTTGCAAGGAGGCTTTATGTCATTCGGTCATCAGGGTGCCCTTGACGCATCCGCCATTCAGGACATTCTTTCCACGCTGGGGCCGCAGTTCAACTCCACGGCGCTTTCGAACGCCACACTGACGCAGGGGTTGATGACGGGCGGGTTCTGGGTGAACCTGACCACCACGGCCAACGGCGCGAACGCTCTCACCACGCGCACGGCGGCGCAACTCTTCGCCGATCTGCAGGCCTCGCTGTCTGTCACTCCGCCGGCTAACTTCACGTACATGCTGCGGATTACCAACACGGGCAATAACACCGTGACCCTGACCGCGGGCGCAGGCGTGACCATCAACGGGACGGCCACCATCGCGACGAACACATTCCGCGACTTCATGGTGACCGTAAACAACGCGGGCCAGGTCACGATCCAGTCGGTGGGAGTTGGAACCATCTCCTAATGTCCAAGTTTGTCGTTACCGCTACGTGGGATGACGTTCCGCACCTCAGTGACGAAGCCAAAGCTGAGCTGTTGAAGGAAATTCCCGCGTACCAGCGGGACGCCCGGACACGGGGCGCGCCCCAGCTCGGGGCCGGTGCCATCTATCCGATTGCCGAGACGGACATCGCGGTCCTTGACTTCGATATTCCGGTGCATTGGCCGCGCGCGTACGGCATGGACGTGGGCTGGAACAAGACTGCGGCGATCTGGGGAGCCCGCGACAATCAAAACGGCGTGATTTATCTGTATGCCGAGTATTACCGGGGGTTGGCAGAGCCAATCATCCACGCTTCGGGCATCCGGTCGCGCGGTGACTGGATTCCAGGGGTGATTGATCCGGCGGCGGATGGACGGCAGCAGGCGGATGGTCGCCGGTTGCTGGAGATGTATCGAGCGCAGGGGCTCGATATCGACAAGGCGAATAACTCGGTAGAGACCGGCATCTACGAGACCTGGCAGTTGATGGCCACGGCCAAGCTCAAGGTGTTCAAGTCCTGCCAAAACTGGTTTACAGAGTTCCGCACGTTCCAGCGCGACACGAACGGGCGCATCGTGGACGATCACAAGTATCACCTGATGGCGTGCACGCGGTATTTCGTGATGAGCGGGCGGGACCGGATGAAGACAAAGCCTGTAGAGCAGCAGCCCAAGCCTAAGTATATGTCGGCCGGATCGATGCAAGGGAGTTGGATGGGGTAAATGTTCGACACCGTCAACGAAGCCACACATACCGACCAGCGCCAGGACGATGATGCAACCACGAAGAAGCGCAACGTCCAGGCCTTCCTGAAGCTCGCGCAGGACCGCTTCAAGCAATGCGCGGAAGCCGAGGCGAAGACGCGCAAAGAGGCTCTGGACGATCTGCAATTCTCGATTGGCCGCCAGTGGCCTGCCGATATCGAGACGCAGCGACAGGCGGATGGGCGTCCGTGCCTGATCATGAATCGCGCACCACAGTTCCTGCGCCAAGTCACGAATGAGCAACGGCAGCAGCGCCCCAGCACGGTGATTAACCCAGCGGGCGATGGTTCCGATCCGGAGACAGCAGAGATCTTGCAGGGCACGGTCCGGCACATTGAAGTGATCAGCGATGCCGAGATCGCCTACGACACAGCCTTTGACAGCATGGGCCGGTGCGGGTTTGGGTACTGGCGCATCGTGACCGAGTACATCGACGATGCTGGCTTTGATCAGGAAATCAAGATCAAACGGATTAAAAACCCGTTCAAGGTCTTTCTGGATCCGAACTGCCTGGAACCGGACAAGTCGGATGCCCGGTTCGGTTTCATCGTGGAAGACGTTTCGGCTGAAGAAAACAAGGCCAAGTATCCGGATTCGTCGGCTGCCTCGCTCAATGACTTTATCAGCATTGGCGACCAGCCCTTACAGAACGGCCTGGACAAGGACACCATTCGCATTGCCGAGTACTTCTACGTGGAAGAGACGCCGATCGAGCTGGTCCGGCTGGCGGATGGCTCGGTGATGAAGGAAGACGAGTACGAGCAGCACCTGAAGGCTCACGAGGATCAGCTGCAGGCGTACCAGGAGCAATTGCAGGCGATGACCGGACAGCCCCAGCCCGGCGAGCTGGCTCCGCCTCCCCAGGCTCCGCCTCCAGTGACGGCGAAGCGCAGAAGTTCGCGCCGGCAGGTGAAGTGGGCCAAGATCAACGCGCTCGATATTCTCGCGGAGCGCGACTGGGCCGGGAAGTGGATCCCCATTGTGCCGCTGACAGGCGACGACGTGGACGTGGACGGCGAGCGCCACGTGGCTGGATTGCTGCGACACTACAAGGATCCGCAGCGGATGTATAACTACTGGATTTCCGCGGCCACGGAGACCATTGCGCTGGCGCCGAAAGCGCCGCACGTTGCAGCTGAAGGCCAGCTTGAAGGACATGAAGAAGAGTGGCGGCAATCGAATACGCGCAACCTGGCCGTGCTCACGTACAAGCCAAAGACGGTGGACGGCGCGTTAGTTCCTCCGCCGGCGCGGCAACAATTCGAGCCGCCGATTCAGGCCATGTCGCTGATGGTGCGACAGGCAGACAACGATATGAAGGCCACGACCGGCATCTACGATGCCAGTCTGGGGCAGCGCGGGCCAGATGAGTCAGGCAAGGCAATTCTGGCGCGGCAGAAGCAGACAGACCTGGGCACGCTCAATTTCACGGACAACCTGGCGCGCTCGATGCGCCACAGCGGGCGGCTTCTGATCGATCTGATTCCGCACATCTACGACGCGCCGCGCATCCAGAGGATTATTCGTCCGGATGGCACGGTGGACCACGTGGGCCTCTTCAACTCGCAAAAGGGCGCGAACGCGGAAGAGGTGGCCGCGCTCGATCTCATGCAGAGCGTGAAGAAAATTTACGACGTGGGTGTGGGCCGCTACGACGTGATGGTCTCCACGGGTCCCAGCTATCAATCAAAGAGGCAGGAAGCCGTGGCTTCGATGATGGCGCTGGTCCAGGCGTATCCAAACATGATGCAGGCCGCCGGTGATCTGCTGGTGCGGAACATGGATTGGCCGGGCGCGAAGGAAATTGCCGACCGGCTCAAGAAGATGCTGCCGCCCCAGCTTCTGGAGGACAGCGACCAGGACCCGGAGACGCAGCTCACGAAGATGCAATCCCAGCTGCAGGCGATGATGCAGCAGCATGGGGCGCTGGTCCAGGAACTGAGCGCCGCGACGGACCTGATCAAGTCCAAACGTCTGGACCTCGAGTCCAAGGAACGCATTGCGGCGATGCAATCACAAGTGCAGCTCCTGACGGTCGAGGCCAAGATTCGGGGCGAAGGCGCGCTGGCTGCGTTACAGGCCCAGTTGGGCGCGATCAGTGGGCGGCTCGAGCAGTTGCATAACTCTATGGGCATCGACCAGGAAGACGGGGAAGAAGGCGCAGCCCCGGCTCCGGTGCTGGTTGGCGGTGGACCTGGTAACGGCCCCGGCAACTCGGGAGCGCCACCCGCTGCAGCAGCGGTTGCGCCCTAGACGTCACAGACGTCTGGAAACTGGCGCAGTTCATCAAGTTTTGCAGGACGGCTAAGCGACGGCCGTAAGGTCGCGGTTTCAATTTCTTGGAGGAAATACAATCCATGGCGGAAATCACCGTAGCATCCACAACGGACTCACAGAAAGCAGTCGAGCAAGCCGCAGCCGGTCTGCGCGCTGGCGACTCTGACGCTGCCGCGGAACAGGGGCAGGAACAGGAGTCAAGAGAGCAGACATCATCCGGGGTTTCTGCACAGGAAACCGAAAGCGCAGCCGAAGCGGAAGCGGCTGGTGACGAAGAAGAGAGTGGCGAAGAACGGGAAGAGCAGCCGAGGGCCGCTGGAGACCAGGAAGGCGACGGGAGACCGCGCAAGTCTGGCGTCCAGAAGCGGATTGATACGCTCACGCGGCGCATCCATGAGCAACAGGAAGAAATGGATGCACTCCGGGCGCAGGTCGAGAAGACGGGCAAAGGCGCAGGCGATGGAACGGGCGAGGGTACGCAGCCGAGGACCGCTGCGGCCACGCCGGATCCGGAGCCGCAACTCGCCGATGCCAAGTATCGCGGCAGCGCTACAGCCTACGAGGACTGGATCAGAGACCACAATCTCTGGGCTGCGCGGAAAGTGTTCCACGACGAAACCGCGAAGCAGTCCAAGACTCAAGAGGACCAGGCTGCACAGCAGCGGACCGCGGAGGTCCGTCGCGTGTACGACACGGCGGCGAAGGCAGCCGAGGAAAAGTATCCGGACTTCCGCGACGTAGTGGGAAGTTCGGCAACGATTCCCATGATCGCGCAGGTCGCGATTATCGAAGCTGGCGACATAGGACCGGAAATTGCCTACTACCTGGGCAAGCATCCGGAGGTGATTCAGGAGCTGGCGGAACTGGTGGAAGTTAGCCCCATGCGAGTGGTCACGCGCATTGGGCAAATCGAAGCTGCTCTGCAACTTGAAAAACCCAGCGCCGGAGATACCGCGAACGGCAAGAGCGCTACGCGGACTTCGACTGGATCCCAGACTCGCACGGCTGCCGGCAACGGTTCCCAAACACGCACCACCACGCCACCTCCCAAGAAGCCAACCCAGACCTCAGCCCCGGCGCCGATTACGCCCGTGGGCGGGTCTTCCACCAAAACGACGGTACCGATGGATGAGCTGCCGTATCGAGACTACAAACGGCTGCGCGACCAGGAAGACCGGGCCCGTCGCGGGTAAATCCCGAGGAGAGTAATCCGTGGCGAACACACTGCTGACTATCTCGATGATCACGCGCGAGGCGTTGCGCGTGCTCGAGAACAATCTGAAATTTTTCCGGGGAGTCCGCAAGGATTTTGACGACTCCTTTGGGAAAACCGGGGCGAAGATCGGGACCGTGCTCAACATCCGCAAACCGCCGCGCTACATTGGACGGCGCGGGCAGGCTTTGCAAATTGAAGATGCGACGGAGACCTTTGTGCCTCTGGCGCTCAATACACAGTACGGCTGCGACCTGGCCTTTACGTCAGCCGACCTGACGCTGAGTATTGACGACTTTGCCGACCGCTTCATCAAGCCCGCCGTGGCGAACGTAGCCAACGGAATTGATTTTGACGGCACCGGTCAATACCTGAACGTCTTTAACCTGGTGGGCACTCCGGGAACGATTCCTAACGCCCTGCTTACCTATCTGCAAGCAGCACAGCGGCTGGATGAGCAGGCAACTCCACGCGATGGGCAGAGAAGCCTCGCCATCTCGCCCGGCATGCAAGCGGTGATCGTTGATGCTTTGAAGGGACTCTTCCAGGCGTCGTCCGATATCGCTTCGCAATACCGGCGGGGCATCATGGGCGAGACCATTGACTTTGACTGGGTCATGGACCAGAACGTAAGGGTCCAGGTCATTGGCGCACAGGGCGGCGCTCCGGTGGTGAACGGCGCCGGCCAAGTGGGCAACGTGATCAACACGAGCGGCTGGAACAACAACACCCAAGTACTGAACCAGGGCGATGTGATCCAGTTTGCGGGCGTGTTCGCGGTCAACCCACAGAACCGGCAATCCACGGGCGTGCTGGCGAATTGGGTGGTACTGGCCAACGTCGTCTCTGGCGGCGGCGGCCTGGCGGCCATCCCGATCGCGGGGCCTGGCGGCCAAGGCATCGTAACCGCTGGACCGTTCCAGACTGCGACCGCTTCTCCCGCCAACAACGCTGTTGTGACCGTGAGCGGCGCTGGCGCCGTGAACAGCCCGCAGGGGCTGGCTTACCACAAAGATGCTTTTGCCTGGGGATGCGCCGATCTGCTTCTTCCCGGCGGGGTGCATCACGCATCCCGCGTGAGCGACAAACAACTCGGCATCAGCATGCGCATGGTGCAGGCCTATGACATCAACACCGACCGCTTCCCCTGCCGCCTCGATGTTCTGGGCGGCTGGACGACGCTGTATCCGGAGCTCGCGTGCCGCGTGGCTAGCTAAGCACTCCGCAAGCGTTCGCGCGACAACAGGTTGAGACAACTTCCAAGGGGGCCAGTGATGGCCTCCTTCACTTTTGAGGAGACAACGCAAATGAGGTTCCTGACGAAAACTTTTGGTGTTTTTCTGATGGCGGTCCTGGCGAGCATGGCTGCGCTGGGACAGTCCACACTGCAACAGACGACTCTCTCTGCTGCCGTAAACGGCGGCACATCTGCGACGGGCGGCGTGGTGCTACAGACGCAGATCCAGCCCGCTTCGCTCACCGGCTTCACCGCACCCACGCAGGGCAATCAAAACGGCAGCATCGTGGTGGTGGACACTGAGTTCATGCAGGTCCTGGGCGTGAACGCAAGCACTGGTCTTGTGTCCGTGGCGCGCGGCATCTGGGGCACGCAGGCTCGCGGCCACGTGTCCGGCGCTACGGTCTACGTGGGGCCGCCCAACTTCTTCAAAAACTTCGATCCAAACGGGTCCTGCACGGCATCGCTTGAACCTGTCTTGCCTACCGTCTCAGCGGCAAGCGGGGACGTCTTCACGTGCGACTCGAACACGAACATCTGGGTAAGGCAGGCAAGCCCGTGGCCGTACAAGTTCACAGACGGCGCGATCCCGTTTACCTTTTCCCAGTGCAATTCGAGCGTTTCCGGCAACTCGACGGGAACGAACGGCTTTACCACCACGGGCGCTTCCGCCACTCCCGTTGTCCAGGCGCAGACATCCTCGACGGGTACGAACACCCATACATACGTCTGTAAAGTCCACGTTCCGCAGCGGCTGTCCAACACGCAGCCGGGCAAGGGCGTCTACCTGACGAACTTCGTGTTTTATTACGGAGTACAGGGCGGTGCGCTTGGAACGCAGGCCAACACGCTGGCCTCGGGAACGTTCAACAGCTCGATTGTGTTCGGGCAGGTGACCTATCCGGCCTCTGGCGCGTCGGAAACCCCTTCCACGGTCGCGCCGGCAAGGCTCGATTCGGGAACGATGGCGATTACTCCCGTGGTGGGGTCGTTCAACACGGCCACAACCACGGCGGGAGCTTTCTACACGGTGACCTTCACGCCGGCATCGCCCATCCTGCTGCAGACGGACTTGCAGGACGTAGTGTTGACGGTGACATTCCAATGTGCCGCGACCACGGCCACAACCACGAACTCACCGGGTGGAATCATCCACTACACGTATTACCCGATTTAAGCAGCTATCCAGAGTTTCGGCAGAGAAAAGCGGGCCTTCTGCTTCACAGCGGTTTCCAATTCTCTCCTGAAGAGTTGGTGGGCGCGCGGCGGGTAATCGCCGCGAATGTCGCCATGCAGTTAGGGGTGCAAGGGGCGCGCCGGGCAGCTGGGGATGCCCGGTTTCCATGACCGCTGCATGGTGGGCGCAGGTTCTCTCTCTCAACCTTCTGCCGAGTTTGTTCACACTTTTCGCGACAAAGGAGAAATCACTTTATGGCTACAACGCCACCTCTCATGCCGAATCAACAGGCAGAGCACATGAAGATCGTAAAAGGTCCTCATGTCTACGATAAGGGAACCTATCTGGAAATCCGGTACGAGCATCAGGATTTTCCGAAGTGGAAATATCACGCAACGCTAGCACCTGTGCTCGTGCAGAATCCTTTTCAGGAAAAGGAACTGGGAGCCGGATGGAGCGATACTCCGGGCAAGCCGGCGGCTGCTCCTTCGCAGGCGGGAATTCAGCCCGTTGGGCCTGACCATGCGATGGAAGAGAAAGTCGGGCAACTGGAACAGCGGCTCGTGATGCTTGGGCAAGAAAACACCAGATTGCAGCTCAACGTAACGACGCTGCAAGGGCAACTGCAGGACCTCAGCCAAGACAAAGCCACTCTCCTGCAGCAACTGGGGGAAGTGGGGAATCGCTTGCCGGACTTCACGGACTGGACCAAGCGCCGACTGGCTGCCTACGCCTTCGCGCTGTTCGAGCTGGATCTTGACCCTGACAAGACAAACCGGCCAGACCTGATTGGCCAGATCGAGCAAGCCCACAAAAGGCCTAAGCCACAATGACAGCAAACGATCTCATCGCCAGCGCGCTCCGGTTGATTGGCGTCCTCGCCAGCGGAGAAGTACCCACCGCGGCCGAGGCCAATGACGGATTGACCATCCTGAACCAGATGATCGATTCCTGGGGAACGGAGCGCCTGGCGCTGTTCACTATCCAACGGCAGGTTGTCGTGCCCGCCGTGCTCAAGCAAGCCTATACGCTGGGCGCGGGCGGTGACTTCAATCTTCCCCGGCCTCCGCGCGTGGACCGCGTCGGAGTGATCAGCCTGACCAATGCGGCGCAGCCCCTGGAGTTGCCGCTCGAGCTGTTGACGGACGCGGGCTGGCAGGCAATTCCCGTCAAGAACATTACCAGCTCGCTGCCGCTGAAAGTCTGGAATGATCTTGGTTTTCCGCTGATGACGCTGAACTTCTGGCCGATTCCGAACGTCCAGGTTAATTTTGCGCTGTACACGTGGACGGCCCTGACGCAGTTTCCGGACCTGGTCACGGATGAGACGTTTCCGCCTGGGTATATGAAGGCGCTGCGCTACAACCTGGCGGTGGATCTGGCTCCGGAGTTTGGCCGCTCGGATGTGCCTCCGGTGGTCGCGGCGCAGGCCGTGTCCAGCAAGGCAGTCATCAAGGCGCTGAACATTCCTCTGCTCGATCTCCGCTGCGATACGGCCCTGGTGAACCAGCGCGGCGGCCACTACAACTGGATTACAGATGGACCGGTGAGCCGGTAACCTATGGCACGCTTCGCCTTTGTTGGCCCGTCCTACCAGTCGCAATCCCTGAACGCCGATGCACAGAAGACGCTCAATTGGTACGTGGAGCAGATCGAGAGCGGACAGGGCAAGAGCGCGATGGCCTTGTATCCCACGCCGGGGCTGGCGGTGTTTGCGACTCTGGTTGTGGGCGGCCATGCGGTCAAGCAGGTGCGCGGAATCCTTGCGATCGACTCTATCGTGGGGCTGCGAGTTTTTGCGGTTGGCGATGGGACTCTATTTGAGATCAACCCGCAGGGAGCAATTACGGTGTGGGGCAGTGTCACGAACGACCTCTTGCCCGTAGCGTTCACCGCCTCCGCTACGCAGGTGGTCATTGCCAGCGGGTTGATACCCTATCTGTTCGACATGCAGGCCAACACCTTGACCATCATCGGGGCGCTTGTCGGTATTCCAATTTCACAGGTCGGCTTTAGTGATGGATTCTTTATCGCGCTGCAGGCAGCGTCCCAGACATTTTATGTCTCGAGCCCGGACAATGCGGCGGCTTGGGACCTGACCAATTTCGGCACCGTAAGCGTCTTTCCGGATGTCGTGATCGCGATGCTGGTGGATCATCGGGAGATCTGGCTGTGGGGCGCGACGAAAAGCGTGGCCTATTACGACTCCGGTAACGCAGATTTTCCTTTTGACGTGGTTCCCGGAGGATACATCGAACAGGGCATTATCGCGCCGGCCAGCGCGGTGCGGCTGGACAATAGTGTGTTCTGGTTGGGCGCGGATGATCGCGGGGGGGGGATGGCATGGCGGGCACAGGGTTACAGCCCGGTGCGGGTGAGCAACCATGCGACAGAGACGGCCTGGGCTGCGTATCCAACGATTGCGGACGCCATCGGTTACACGTACCAGGACCAAGGGCATTCCTTCTGGGTGCTGTACTTTCCCTCGGCCAATAAAACCTGGGTCTACGACGTGGCCACGCAAATGTGGCACGAACGGGCCTTCTGGGATGCAAAGAATGCAGCCTTTACGGCGCATCGCAGCCGCTGTCACGTTTACGCGTTCGGCAAACACCTGGTGGGGGACTGGGCCAGCGGCAACATTTACCAGATGTCGATTCCAACACAAAACGGGAGCGGCTGGAGTTTTGCCGATGACTTTGGCAACGCGATCCGCCGGATCCGCCGGGCGCCGCATATCAGCTCTGAGCAGCAGTGGACCTTCCATCACGAGATGCAGATTGACCTGGAGCCTGGGCTGGGACCCATTCCGCCTTTCACGCAGGCCGCGATCTTTCCCGCGACTATCACGCTACAGGATCCCAATGGAGTGTTGTGGAACGTCTCCATCACTGATCTTGGGGCCATTCAAACGGCACACGGCGGGGCCGCTGCGCAAGTCGTTCTGCTCAATGACGGAACTACGGCCAATGAATCTTGGCAACTTTCCATCAGTATCACCGGGGTTCTTGGCGTGACGGCTGTCGCGTTCTCCGCGACGTACGCGGGCTCTTATCCGATGGCCAGTAGCGGGACGCAATTGCTGACTGGCCTGATGGTTAATGGAGGCGTCGTGCAGGCGAAGCCGCCGACCGTTTATCCACGCGATCCGCAGATCATGCTGCGATGGAGCGACGACGGCGGGAAGACCTGGAGTAACGAGCGGGTGATGAACTGCGGCCAAGCTGGAAATTTCAGGACGCGGACGATTGCGCGCCGGCTGGGACGGTCCAGGGACCGCATTTACGAAGTGAGCGCCAGCGACGCGATCCCGTGGCGCATCGTGGACGCTTACCTGCAGGCCACGCCGGGCTTTGCGCCGCAAGAGCGGCTAGTGAGCCAGCTCCGGAAGGGCGGTTAAGCGCGGCCTCGCTTCCAGTCCAGACGTCTGGAACGTAGCTTGCTCCTTTTGAGTCCTTATGGCCCCTGGTTCTAAATTTCCGCCCGGTCTTCTGCGAACTCCTTTTTTTGACGGCGCAGGCAACATCAACCTTGCGTGGCAGAAATGGCTGCAGACGCAGGGCACCACGGGCGGCAGCACGGGCACCGCGAACTTCGCCGATGCCGAGATCCCGCAAGGGACCATCAACGGCGTCAACGCCGTGTTTACGCTGGCGAACTCTCCCAATCCAGCCAGCAGCTTGCAACTCTACAAAAACGGCCAGAAGCTGACGCAGGGCATTGGCTTCACGCTGGCCGGCAACCGCATCACCTACGCGGCGGCCTACATTCCGCAGCCGGGCGACACGCACGAGGCGATTTACAGACACTGATGATGGCGCGATTCTGGAAGGAATTCTGGTTTGGCTTCGCTCTAACCGTCTTGGCCATTCTCGCGCTATTCGCTCGTTCTGCCGGCGCGCAGCAGATCGACTGGGAACGGCAGCTGAAGAATAAGCCCGTGCGGGATGTACGCAATTACGGCAACAGCCTGACCGGAACGGGGAAGCAGTCCTACTCCGGAACCCTGACGGCCGGATCGGCGACCTTCACGCTGAACAGTACTTCCTGGGACACATTCAGCCCTACAGACGTCGGCAAGAACATCCTGATCTCGGGCGGTTGCGCTTCGAATGTGTGCGATACCTGGAGCTCGATTGCGAGCTTTATCAGTCCAACCCAGGTCACGCTCTCTTCTCCGGCGGCCAACACTCTGAGTTTCGTGGCTGAGGCCTACTGGTGGAATCCGGCGCAGGATGATACGACGTTCATCCAGGCCGCCATCAATGACACCACACCCACGGCGCCCATCGTGTACATGCCGCATGGCGTCTATGTGATCGATAACACGAACGCTCCGCTTGCCTATCAGCCCACTATGAAAGCGCTGATCGGCGATGGACGGCAGAGCACGGTGATCATTCCCCAGAATCCGCTTTTCCAGTCGCGCACAATTGTCTTCAATGATGTAAACCATTTCCTCCTGAAGGGCATGACCTTCCGGGGTCCAGGGATTAACGCCATCTTTGGCGGCAACATCACCTTCCACCTGGTGAACCAATCGAACACCGAGGATTTGCGCATTGAGGATGTCGAGGTCCGGCACGCGTGCTCGGATGCGATTTTTGTCGATACCTGCATCCTGTGTTCTTTCCGGAACGTGAAGACCATTCTCAATGCCGCGCCGGGTATTCATCTGCACGATCCGGTCGCGGTGACCCTGCAGCAGGCATACTCGATTACCAATGTGGGGCCTGGGATCTGGATCGACAGCGGGGCGGATGTGGATATTTCCGGTTCCGCATCCGAATCGAACGGCATCTCCTACTGGATTCAAAATGCGCACGATGTGAGCGTGCGCGACTCGGACGCCGAAGCGCAAGTGCATCGCGCTCCTTCCGCGCCGTCCAGTTTCCCCAGCGCATCCGTCGCTGCCGGCGGGACGCTTCCCGTGGGAACCTACTTTCTGAAGTACACCTGGCAGAGGCAGTTCAACTCCTCGGCGCTTTCGCTCGAATCGACGGCCAGCCCGGAATCGAGCCTGGTCACGCTCACGAGCGGAAACCAGACGATCAATTTCACGCTGCCGATCGCGCCCACGGATGCGCCACTGGTGACGGTGGCGAACGTGTACATTACGCCGACGAATGGGGCCTCCGGATCGGAAGGATTCGAGAAGGCAATCACCGTCTCTTCGAGCAGCACCACCGCTGTGAGCCTCGGCACCTTCACACAGCCTGGCTCTGCGCCGCCTACCGTGTCCCTGATCGGGCATGCGTTCGTGGTGGACGGCAGTTCGCACGTCCACATCGACACGGACAACTCGAACGGTGTCCCTACTTCAGACGCGCGCCATCTGTTGATCGCCAATGGCGCGGATGACGTCCAGGTGGACAACTTCCGGGTGATTGAAGGCAGCACCACGCCGGCCTCTGACCTGCAAATCAATTCCGGCGTTACCAATACGCGCCTCGCGGGAAGCTTCAGCGGGATCTCGCTCACCGATTCAGGCAGCAACACCGTCCTGGTGGACCGGGGAACGATGGGACTTGGAACCAGCTCGCCGGATGTGAATCTCGTCGTGCAAAGCACGACCAGCGCCGGCGCGCCGCAGATCGGCATTAAGAACGCGGCCAGCGGCGGGTCTGAATGGTACCTGGGGTCAACCGACACCGGCAATGCCGGGGGTGGCGGTCTGTTCATCATCAATAGCGTGAACTCGGCGGTATCGCCTGCGTTTTCGATCAACGCGTCCAAGAACGTGGGCGTGGGAACGAATAACCCGCTGGGCCTGTTCAATGTGGCGACAAGTACTTCTGCTGGCGCGAACCAGATGGTGATCAGCAACTCTGCCGCTGGCGGCGTGAATTGGTGGTTTGGGTCTACAGACAACGGCAACGGGATCAATGGCGGGAAGTTTGTCATCCACAATTCCAGCTCGCCCACGGGTGCGCAGTTCACCATTAACAGCAGCAATAACAATGTGGGCATCAATCAGACGTCCCCCGCCTTTGCGCTGGATGTGACCGGCGCGGTGAATGCGACAACGGGGTTTCTGGTGTCCTCAGCTGCTGCGGCTGGAAACGTATTGAGGGGAAATGGCTCGCTGTTCGTCTCGGCGCAGCTTGGCTTCGGCGACCTTTCTGGAACGGTATCCTCGGCGCAAGATCCACATGCGCTACTGAGCGCGTTTCACACCGATACCACGGCGGCGAGTCCAGTTCGCGGGGATGGCCTGTTTGCTATCGGTGCAACGCCAACATGGCAACGGCTGGCGCATCCGTCCACTACTGGCGGATATTTCAAGTGGTCCGGAACGGACATGACGGCCTCCACTGGTGCGGCGGGAGGAACGGGGAGCTGCGCAACCCACAACTTTCAGACGGGCGACAATGCGGATGCTGCGCCTACCTGTGCGCAGCCGGCCTTCACTGACATCTCAGGCACGGCAACCGGAGCGCAGCTACCGAATCCATCTTCTTCGACGCTGGGCGGCGTGGAATCGATTGCAGCGGCAACCCACAACTTCTTGACCAGCATTTCGACTTCGGGAGTTCCGGCGCAAGCGCAGCCAACGCTGGCAGACGTCAATGGGGGCACCGCACCGGCAGGGCAGACGTACAACTTCAACAGCAATCAAATCACAAGCGCAAATCTGACCGGAGCGAACAGCGCTAACAGTGTCACCCTCCTGAATTCACAGGGAGTCACGTCGCCACCCAACACGACTGGCAACAGTGCAGATCAGGTTCTCTATACCTATACACTCCCCGCCAATACCCTGCTGGCAGGGCAGATGTTGGACATCAAATGGAGAATAAGACACGATACGGGAACGGCTGCATGGGTTGTAAAGCTGAATTTTGGCAGCGGCTTTTTAAGCTGGACCCATACCGTTCCCGACACTGTCAGTGCCTGGTATGAAGAAGTGGTGCAGGGCCTGAGTACGACTACGCAGAATTTTGTGGGCTATCCAGCTTTCTCTGACGCAGGCGCGTTTCAAGGTAATTCCGGTTCCCCTTCTAATCAGACAGCCACTTCCAGCATCACGATCACCGTGACCGTGAACATACCAAACACAGACACCTTCGACGGCATATTTTTTATTGTGCAGAAAATCCAATGAACACTTTCCTACGCAACAGACGAATCAGATCAGCCCGCTTTTGGGCCTGGCTCAAAAACCGAATCGCTGGCTACGGCCAAGGCTGCGAAATCATCCCCGGAGTATGGATCGAATGAGCCTTACCTACCAGCTCGAGCGCTGGTCCGATATTAAGCGCGCAGAGATGGACCCGCTCTTCGCCTTGCACTGGGAAGAGATCGCGCTCAATAAGGACAAGATCAAGCTGGACGTTGACTACGAGCGCTATCGAAAGCTGGACGAAGCCAATATGCTGCACATTGTCACCCTGCGGGATGACGGGAGATTGGTCGGCTATCACTGCTCGCTTCTCGATACCCACCTCCACTACAAGGGCGACATCATGGCCCTGACGGATGTCTATTTCCTGCTGCCGGAGTATCGCAAAGGCCGGACCGGGATCAGGCTGTTTCAGGTAGTCGAGCAGACACTGAAGGCACGCGGGATCACGAAGATGATCACCGCAACCAAGCTACATCGGGACAAGGGGCGCCTGTTTGAAGCAATGGGCTGGACGGAAATCGAGCGGGTCTATACCAAGATGATCCGGTAGGGAGAAACAATCATGCCAATCAGTTCAGGAGTGGGACTTCTTATCGGTGGCGGCCTCTCGGCAGCCGGCGGCATTACCAGCAGCCTGCTGGGCGCGAATGCTGCCGGCAAAGCTGCATCGACGCAAGCGCAGGCGGCTGAGGAAGCGGCTCAACTGCAACATGAAGATGCGCAGGCGGCGCTGCAATTCCAGGAGCAGGAGTTTGGCCAGGCGCAGGCGAACGAAGCGCCGTTCCTGCAGGGCGGCTCAAGCGCTGAAGCGAACCTGCTCAGTCTCATGGGCATTGAGCCCTCTAGCTTTGCTTCTACTCCTACGCCAGGAACGTTCTTGGTGCCTCAACCGGGCCAGCCCGGCCAGACAGGTCTTGCGCCTAATCCGTTTGCCACTCCGGACGCGCAGTTGACGGTGCCGAGTCCTGCTGGTGGCGATGGAGCCTTTGCGCAACCGTTCACGTCGGGACAGCCGGGCGGCAACATGGTGCCGATGTCGTCACTGTTGAGCGGCGTGGATCCATCCAGCTTTAGCGCAGTTGCACCGGGTGGCCGATTTCCTGGGGGTCTCACCAATGCGCCGCAAGGCGGCCCGATCATGGATCCACTCCAGGGCCCGGTAACCGCGACGAATGGCCCTGCGACTGGCGCGACTCCGCAGAGCGCAACTTCGACAGCGCCCGGTTTCCTGGGGCCGCCGACTGCTGCACCAGGCTCTCCATCGAGCATGGTCCCGCTATCTTCTTTAGTGAATCCTGCTTTGGGAGCGCCGGGATCACTGATGGAGCAATGGCCGTTCCAGTTCCAGGCGCCCACGGACGTAACCGAGCAGAACGATCCCGGGTTTCAGTTCCGCCTGAACCAGGGCGAACAGGCGCTCAATAACTCGGCGGCGGCGCGTGGCAGTCTGCTGAGCGGCGGATCCGCCAAGGCGCTGCAGCAGTACGCGCAGAACTACGCGAGCGGCGAGTACCAAAACGTCTACAACCGCAGCTTGACTGATTACCAGCAGGCCTACAACCAATTCCAGCAAGGGCAAGCCAACCAATTCAACCGTCTGGCCTCCATTGCCGGCATGGGACAAGTCTCAGCGGGCCAGCTCAACTCGGCGGGGGCCAGTGCGGCCAACAGTGTGGGCAACACGTTACTGACGTCTGGAGCGCAGATCGGCCAGGACCTGAATAACGCCGGCGCGGCCAGGGCCAGCGGCTACGTCGGGCAGGCCAACGCTTACGGCGGCGGCCTGAGCAGTTTGAGCAACTTTGGTTCGATGATTCCGCTGCTGAGCCTGTTGAGCCAGCAGCAAGGAGGGGCAGTCTAAATGGCATCGATTCCGCTTCCAGCGTTAGGCGTCCGGCCTCCGGAGCAGCAAGACCCTATGGCCGCGATGGCGCGCATGGTCCAGCTCAAGAGCCTGCTCGCGCAAGCTCCCATTCAACGGCAGATCTTGCAGCAGCAGGCGCAGGCCGGATCCTTGGCCAACCAGAACACGTTGCTGGAGATGGCGGCGCGCAAGCGCGTCTCGGACCTGCTCTCCGGCAATGGCTCTGCCGGGCCTGGCTCGCCCGCAAGCGGCGATGGGACGCAGGCTGGGGACGCTGGCGGTGGTGGGATCCCTGGCGGTGCACCGGCTGGCGGAGCTGGGCCGTCTGCACCTGGCACTCCCACAACGCAGGGAGCGCAGCCGGGATCGGCTGGCGCCGGCGCCATGCCGAGCGATGAAGATGTGATGCGCGCTGGCGGTGCGTATGGAGTGCAGATCCTCAAAGGAATGAAGGAGGTCCAGAAGACGAATGCGGATTTACGCAAGGCCGCAGGGGACCATCAGGCGGCGGCGCTCGATTACATCGGGAATGTGGCCAACGCAATCAAGGCGGGTGGCTACAATCCGAACGATGCGGACACGCTCTTAGCGCATGCGGCGGGCGGCGGGTTCGACCAGCAGGTGCAACAGTTGCGGAGTCAGATCCAGCAGAATCCGGCGATGCTGCGTACGGTGGTGGATCACGCGATCGCGATGAGCGCGAAACAGCGTGAGGTAACAGCGGCGGAGACGGCGGCTGGGGCGCGGAAGGAAACCGCGGACACTGGAGCGCGGAAAGCTGGATTCCAGACGGCTGCACAGATCATGGGGCCGGCCACGGACCAGGCGAGCTGGGATGCGGCGCGGTCCTTCCTGATGCGCTCACAGGGTCTGAGCGAGGACCAGGTCACCAACCTGGGTATTCCGGCACAGTATTCACCGCAGGCGGCCAAGCTGGTGGCAAGTTTGGGAACGGAGAAAGAGAAGACGGCTACGCCTGAGATGATGAGCATGCAGGACTGGTTGGCAAAGCATCCGGGGAAGGGCGCGAGCGATTACGAGCAAGCCAAGGCAGGTTGGGCCCCTGCGGCGAAGGTAATGGTGGAGAACAGCGTCGGCGGCAAGGGGATGAATGATGCGGCGCTGGACCAGGCTGCGGAGCGATACTTCCAGACGGGACAGTTGCCGCGCGTGTACGGCACTGGTTCGAGGGCAATGTTGCAGTCGATTATGAATCGGGCCGGAGAATTGCATCGGGGCGAGAGCATCTCAGCCGCGACCGCGGCCTATGAAGCCAACCGGAAATCACTGGACGCGCTCCAGGCCAGTTCGGACCAGGTGGACGCATTCGAGAAGACAGCCGGGCGCAACCTGGATAACTTCGTCAATGTGGCCGGGCGGGTGTTGAACAAAGAAGGTTCGCCCTGGTTCAACAAGCCATGGCGCGTCATTCAAGCGAACTTGGCTGGTGATACGGACTATCCAGCGGTGAATGCCGCGAGACAAGTGGCACTCACAGAAATTGCGAAGGTAACCAACAATCCTGGGCTACGAGGTCAGCTCAGCGATTCAGGTCGGGAAGAGATCATGGCGCTGTCGCCGCAGAATGCAACACTGAACCAAATTCTTAGCGTGGCCAACGTGCTGAAGACGGATATGGCAAACCGGAAGCAGTCGAACGCCGATCAGATCGGGGACATTCAGAAACGGCTGAACATAAAGCCCTCGGCGACTGCTCGGCAGAATAGCGGGGCTGCTACCGTGATGATGAAGGCCCCTGACGGAACGGTGAAGCCTGTGCCGGCAGACCAGGTGCAACACTATAAGGACCAGGGCGCGCAGGTTGTGCAGCAGTAGGCGGGATTTACAGCCGTCTGGAACCGGGATCGCTTGCCCGTTCGCGCATGGGATTTTTCATGCTGCGCTCCATCGGATCGGGAACGTGCCAGCCGGTGGCGCTATTCAGGCCTCGCCTTAACCGTTTGGACACTCGGATCATGCCCCACCAGAAGGCGACGGCAAAGGCAACGAAAAGCACCGTATAGAGGGCTTCCTGGGCGGGCGTGTAATAAATAAGGTAGGCAACCAAGGCAACACGAGTTAAACACAATGGAAGAGCAAAATCAAGGTCAAGATTGGTTTAGCCAGCACGCACCGCCTGCCGTTGTCGCTGCCCCTCCTGGGACATCCAGCAGCCCGCAGGGCGACGATTGGTTTGCGCAGCACGCTCCTGCGGCAACGCAGAGCCCAGCGAACACCCCGATGATTCGACCCCAGCCGGGTGGCCTGACCGGCTGGCTGCAAGACTTGCGGGCCGATGTCACGCACGGCAGCGATCTGACGTTTCCGGGGAAAGTACTCAAGTCCATGGGCGCCAAGGGCACCGAGACCGGAACAAGTCCTGGCGCGGCGGCCATGATCGGCGGACCGGCGGTTGGTCCTGTAGACGTTGCCGGTGGTTTGAATCAGGTGGGTCACGGCAATATTCGCAGGGGAGTCAATCAGACAATGCAGGGCGTGGGAGAATCGGTCGCGCTGCCCCTGGCTGCGACGAACCCTGAATTTCTGGCCCTGGCCGCACCTGCCACGGCGGCACAGACGGGCGCGACCAAACTCATCCAGAAGATGGGCGCAGATCCGGAGACAGCGCAATTTCTGACGAACGTCGCCGGGATCGGCCTGGGCGCGTACATGGGGATGCGCTCCGCGAAGGTACCAGACTATGAGACGTGGCGCGATCAGAATTTTCCAAAGAATGCGGCGGGGAACTATGAAGGGCCGAGCGGCACCCAGTACACCGAAGCCCAATTGTCGTCGATTCACGATACGCTCTCACGCCAGGCAGGGAATCCGCTCATTAGTCGGCTGTTTGCGGGGCCAAAATCGACGGCTGCTGACTTCATGACGTGGAGGGGTCAGAATTTTCGCTACAACGAAAATAGCGGCTTCTGGGAGTCTCCCAGCGGCAATGCATATACGGGAGAAGCCCTGCGTGCGATGTACGACCAGAAGTCGTCGGTGCAGCCTGGTCTAACCGACACGGCGATCCAGACGGTGAAGGATGCCGGACAGACGACAACGGCGCTGGTGAAGAGTGGTGCGGATATAGCGCGTCATAACCCTGTCACCAATACCGTCATCGGCATGGATCCCGAGAGCCTTACGCCGGTTCAGGCGTTCACCAAGGCCACCAAACCGCGCAACTCGATTCAGAACTTCGGGGATCATGTCGAGCGGGCGTTGCCGGACGCACGGCGGGCGCTGGACACACTTGGCATTGACCCTGCAAACATGACGCTGCAGGATGCGGAGACGGCCGTAACGCAAGCCAAGAAAGACGTGTGGAGCGAGTTCGAGAATAACCACCTAAATCCGAATGCCAACGTTTCACTGGATGCTTCCCCTGTAGCGCAGAGAATTAACGCCGTGGTGGACAAGATGACCGATATCCAGAAGCGGCGGCTGGGCAGTGCGGTGGATGATATCCAGGATGCGGCGGCTGACTACGACGGCCAGCAGATGACCGTGGCCAAAGTTGAGGACCGGATCCAGGAGCTGAATAACCAGCTCCGCAGCCAGCAGGCGCAATTTAAGGTGAATGAGATGGGTCTGCGCCGTGATCCGAAGTTCGCGCCGCTCTATGCCGAGCTGGACGGACTGAGGCAGCTCGAGAGCGATGCGTTTGGACAGTTGAGCGGCCCAGAAGCCGCAGAGCTCAAGCAGCGGTATGGATCGCTGAAGGTCCTGCAGGACGTGATTGACCGGCGCATCAATGTAGCAGAGCGCCAGAATCCGGCTGGGCTATATGAGACTGCTGGACGCATGCAAGGCCTGGGGGACATTGCGGGCGGCATTGTGGGAAGGGAGCCGGGCCGTGTCGCTGCCGGCATGGTGAAGCTGCGCGCCGGACAAAATGCGGCGAAGTTGAACAATCCGGATTTCCTGATTCAGCAGGCTTTCAGCAAAACGGAGCCCAGCGCCCCTACGGTGTGGGAAGGCGAGTATGAGCCTCCGCCTCCAAAGGGGCTGCTTGGACCTGGTCCTATCATCACTCCACCTCCCGCCGATTCGAGCGGATCGGTTGACTTCACGCCTCCCGCGACTGGAGTTGGCACACGAGAATCACGGCTGGGCCTGCTGCTGCCGCAACGCACGGCAATTGAAGCGCCGCCATCGTCGTATTTTTCGAATCTGACTTCCGAACCGCCGGCGTTTGACAATACGACGCGAGCGCAGCGTCTGGGACTGCAGGAAGAGGAGCCCGCTCCTGTCGCCGGCAGCTTGGCAGAGCTGCGATCTAAGACCCGCCTGGTCCAGGATCCGGTGACGAAGCGCATGGTGCGCGTGCCGGATAATTCTGTTGACAACGCTTCCGGCAGTGCTACTATTTCTGAAGGTTCAACCAGTGACGCCTCAGCACAAAACGGAACAGCAGCAGCGGGCCGATCGCTTCAAGAATCGCGTGGAACAAGTGCGCCGATTGCGGGCGGCGGAGAAACCAGCATCCCAGTCCCTGGCGAGGACCGCAGCTATCCGGCACACTACCAGGTCCGCGAGCTAGCCGACATCCAGGCGTCTCACTCCGGCGTTACCTTCCAGCCCAATTCCAAGTACGCGCTCACCAATGACCGCGACTACGCGAACGCCGTGAACCAGGGCAAGGTTATCTCTAACAGCGCTCCTGGCCGGTTCGATCCTGCCTTCCACATCACGGACAACCCGGACGCGACGAACGGTCCAATTGTGATCGACTCGCGCGGTAACGCTCTCGGCGGCAACGGGCGCGCGATGATCCTTGACCGGGTGTACCGCTACAACCCGGATGGCGCGACGGCGTATAAGAATCTGCTCATTAAGAAGGCAGGTCAATTTGGAGTGGATCCGCAGACCATTGAAGGGATGAAACAGCCGGTGCTGGTGCGGGAGATTGATGACTCTGAATTTGACGGATCCGCCGGCAAGCAGGGCGCGGTAACCGACTTCAATAAAGTCGGCAGAGCGGAGCTCACGCCGGCGGAGCGTGCGGTGACGGATTCGCGGCGGGTGAGCCAAGGCACGCTGGACGATATCGCCGGGCGGCTCGATGCGGCTGGTCCGGACGCTAAGTTGACTGATGTGCTGAATGACAAGTCCGGGCTGCAGGTGCTGGACCGCCTGACGAACGATGGAGTGATCAGTCCGCAAGAGCGTGCCGCTTACGCTGGCCAGACGGAACTCACCGAAGCCGGCAAGCAAAGAATTTCCAAGCTTCTGGTTGGGCGCTACTTCCGCGATCCCGCCCAGATCGAGTCGACGCCAGTCACGGTCCGCACCAAGCTAGAGCGCATGGTGGCGCCGCTTTCGCGCGTGGACGGCGTGCCCCAGTGGGACATTGGTCCGGATGTGCAGCAGGCGGTGGACCTGCTGGAAGATGTGCGCACGCACGGGGCCCAGAGTATTGATGATCTGCTTCGGCAGCAGAGCATGTTCGGCCATGAAAAGTACTCTCCCGAGGCTGTGACCCTGGCGAAACACTTGCAGTCCACCTCTCCCACTACATTGGGATTGAAGGTGCGCCAGTACGTGCGCGATGCGGCTGACTCGCAGCGGCCACTCCTGGGCGGACCGACGATTGGCCCGGAGCAGGCATTCGACGAGGCGTTTGGAAGCAAACCTTAATGGGACACGGAGGCAAATAGAAAAGGAAATGCAAAAATCCAATATCGTGATGGTGGCGCTGCTCTGTGCAGCGCTTTTTTGTTGCTCGCCGCTGCTGGTGGCTCAGTCGGATGTTTCTTACTCCGCGCAGCTCACCACGGCCTACACCCAAGCGGACAATAACTGCCCTGCAACCGCATGCCTGACGGTGACCAGCGCTAATTACGGATCGGTTGGCATCGGCGTGAGTGGAACCTATGCCGGGTCAACGCTGGTTTTCGAGTACACGCCGGACGGCGGCCGGACCTGGGATCTCAGGAACTGCAGCCGCGGTGACACGCCGCTGCAGGAGAGCAGCGAAGCGCTGCCTTCGAACCAGTCCCGGGCCTGGAACTGCGGCGCTTACGCCACTACGAACTTCAGAGTGCGGCAATCCGCGATCGGGAGCGGAGCGCCCAACATAGTCCTGCTGCTTTCTGGCAAGCCGATTGAGCCGGCCCCAGCTCCTGCTGGGGGGACGGCTGGTACGCCTGCCGGGCCGGTTCTGACGGTCCAGCCTCCCGCCGGTAGCACTGGTACCCCTTTTAATATCGTGCAGAACGTTGTCCGAGACACAAACAACACGACGACGGCGCAACTGGCTTCGTCCGCGACTTTTACGGGGACATACACTTCGACCCTGGGCATCAGCAGCTACCAGGTGAACATTGTGACGGACCAGCCTGGCACGCTGATTGTGGACCAGTGCAAGAACGCCAATTGCTCGAGCCCTGACTTGAGTAGTCCGAGTATCACCGTGCCGGCATCGGTGGCGAACTCGCCGCTGATGGCGCTCACCTTCCAGATGACCTCGGAAAATGTGCGCATCCGTTTCACGAACAATGGTGGCAGCACGACAACGACCCTGGCCATCACTTCCGAGCTTTGTCCCCTTTGTGTTTTCCAGACTGCCTTCCCTCCGATTACGTCTTCCGCGTTTCTGGGCAATTCCCTGAATGTGGGTGTGCCGATGATGGAGAAGGGATCGCGCTGGCCCGGCGTGGTGAGCTCTCCCGCTGCGGGCTCGCAGGCGACGGCCAGCAAGGCAGCCGGCGGCGCTGGAGTGCGGCATGTGGCCGATTGCGTGTCGGTGTCGGCAGGCGCGTCCACAGCGCCGACTGCGACCGTTCTAACGATTAACCTACGCGATGGAGCTACGGGCGCGGGAACGGTCCTATGGTCTACGCAGATCGCGGCGGCGAACACTGCAGCGCAACATGGAAGTGTGCACTTGTGTGGGCTAAATCAGATTGGCACGGCCAACACGGCAATGACCCTGGAATTCGCGGCCTCGCTGGCCAACGAGAGCGAATCCGTAACGCTGATCGGGTACGACGTCCACTAAGGAGATTGAACCATGAAGAAGCGGATCCTTGTTCGCGCATCGCTGTGCGTATTGTCTTTCCTGGCTCTGTCCTGCCTTGGACGGGCGCAAGTACAGGTGGCGATAGCGCCGGTGCCGAAGCTGCAATTTCTGGATGTGAACGGGAAGCCTCTCGCCGGCGGCTGTGTCTTTACTGATGCTGCCGGCACTACGACGCCGCAAGCTACCTACACGGATTCGACCGGCACTTCGCAAAACACGAATCCGGTGATCCTGGACTCCGGAGGGCGGGCCTCGATCTGGCTCACTTCATCGGCTTACAAGTTCATCGTGTCCAGCAGCGGGGGAACCAATTGCGCCACTGGTACGACGCAATACACGATTGACGGCATCACGGCGCCGAACCTGGGGTCGTTGAACCAGGTGGTTTCCGCTTCGGCGAACCCAGCTACGTCCGGGTTTATCCGCATGGCTAACGGAGATCTGGTCAACTGGAGAAATATCGCGAACGCCGCGGACATCGGATTCAAACAGGGGGGCGTGGCGGCGGCCGGCACGGGGAACCTGGCAGACGTGCTGCAATACGGCACACTGTCCACGGGCGGTCTGCAGGCGCAACGCTTTCTCGATTTCTCCTCCGCGCCGGCGCAGAGCGGAGACCTGGCGGGCGGGAACAATGTGTGCCTGGTGGCGGCGCGCAATGCGGCCGGGAATGGCGACGTGTGTGTGGTGCTGGTGAATGCGAGCAACATTACTGCGCTGGGGGCAAGCGCTGGGGTAAGCCTTTCCGGTCCGGCTTCCAGTTCAAGCACCTACAGCGGAACAGCATTTATTGACAACGGGCACACCAATGCTGCGCAATCTGGATCTTTCCGTTGTGGCAGCTCCGGCTCGGCAGGAATTTGCGTCACGGCAAGGTCGCCTGATAACACTGCGGATGTACAGTTGGGAATCGCTGCTTCCGCCACAAAGGCGATATTCGGCACTATCGCAGGATCGGATGCAACCGTAACGGCTGCTGTCGGCAAACTGGAGGTAGATACAGGCGTGCTCAATTCGGGCACCGGCTTTCAACACGTCCGCCAGTCGTGGTCCTGCACAGTGACCACGGGAAGCTTTGATGGATGCAACATCACGCTAAGCTGGAACGCGAGCTTTGCGGACACCAGTTACACGGCTGTCTGTTCGGTGGATACTCCGAACATTCCGGTCTTCGCCGGCTTCTATGGAGCGCCCAAGAACGCGGGCAACATCCTGGTGTCTGTCTTCAAGCTTAATGATGGCGGCTCTCATACCTCGATTTCGGGGACGCTGGACTGCATCGGGGTGCATGACTAAAAGCGCTGTCGCGAATCAGTTGATCACTCCCACCAATTCAATCTTCTGTCCGGTCGCGCACCCCGTGGTGTTGGCATAGGGCCCTGCTTTGGTGCAATAGGCGTCTGGCAGCATGGGCCTGCGGATGGTAACAGTCGTTCCTGCCGGCAATGCCAGTGGTACCGTAAATGGACGCCATTCGTGCTTGTTGCCCACCGTATCTGTATGCTTGTCGAACTGCATGAACAGGGAAAAACTGTGAGCGTTTGGCGTGACGAAGTCCACCCAGAAGGCCCATTCCAAATTGCTCCCTGTGTTTGATCCCATCTGCATGTCCGCACCCTGTACCAAGTGCGCGAATTTCAGCGTGTAGGTTTCTTTGACATCCTGCGCCGGCGTGCCGTCTCCTGCTGTGGTGATCAGGCAGGCATGCGAGGCAAACTGCAAATAGTCCTGGCTTTCCGTGGGGCCATCATAGAACTTTTCCACCGTGCATGTTTGGGTTTGCGCCTGAACTGGTACTGGCGGCGCTGGTGCGGCCAGGACGGTTGAGTTAGACGAGCTGCAGGACGAGCACAGCAGAACGCAGCTGAGGACAGCGATAGTCCAGGTTGATTTCGTGGCGTTCATTTCTGGGTCTCCTTCATGAGCGATGGCGCGAATCTGACAATCAGAACCAGGGCAACTATGCCGATGACTATGCTTCGCGACTCAGCAAAACACAAACCGGTAGCGATAGCAGTCGCCAATGTGGCGATGATGGCAGCCTGGGTAAAGGTGTTCACTTTTGGGGTTCCCATGTTACATCCTCGGGACATAGCGAAGCTATAGTTATTCTCCGCAATGGTGGACTTGCACGGGTCCGGGTCTCAGCCGGGGCAGGCGCTAACTTCTACGGCCCGCGGCCGCTCTACTAATTTTCCAGCATGTCTTCCTGTGGCTGTCCCTCGGCCGTTTCTGGCTCATTGAGCCGCGCATCATGCACGGCAATCGCGAACAGCACCCAGAACAGCGCGATCGAGAAACCCAGAAGGCAGAGAGCCAGCACGAGCTCCATCTGAATGGGTAGAGTGCGGAACCAGTTTGGCATGTGTTCCAGCATGGTTTCAGCAACCAGGGCACTGGCAGTCAGCTAGACCGCAGTCGGAGCATATCTGGGTGAGTTTGCCAGTCTTGTCTCGGATAGCCATGGCTCCGCACCCATTCTTGATGCACTGGACTACATCCTCCCCTTGCGGAGTACGATCCTTTGGCCACGGAGATTTGATCACTTCAAACTTGTGCGGAGACCGCGGGTGCATATAGCTCACAATCCGACCTACCAGTGGAGCGAAGGCTTCCGTTAAGCCGACGCACATTGGGCAGGGGCAATTCTTCTGGTGATGTTCGTCTCTTCCTGCCGTACGCTCCAGCATGCTCTTCTTACTTCTTTTCTCCTGACGTCGGTAAAGGCTTTTCATCCGCCGGGAAGTGGCCTTCTTTCCATTCCGGTAAGCCGATCCGGCCAGCGAACATCTTGAGCCTTGGCGGCGGTGCGGTCCGCTTGGGCCAGCGCTTCTTCTTCTCGGCCACGGTATAGAGCGCGTACTGAATGGACTTCATGATCTGCTGTTGCTGGTCTTTCATGCCGGCATTGATGCCCCACTCCACCATCGCCGCGATAATCTCATCCGCCGTCTTCGGCCTGCCCTGCTGCTTTAAATAGACCTCGATAGCGTCAATTGACTTCGCCTTGGGGCTGAAGGAGGGAAGCATTCCCTGGCCCTGCTGGAGGCGGATGAGGTCCTGGCGCTGCCGGCGCAGGATCTGCAAATAGCTTTCGGCCATCCCGATCTGCCGCTCCGTCTCCTCGACCGAGTGGCGGATGGAAGTTTCGATGGGTCCGGGAGCTGCTTGCTGGTCTTTGCTCGTGCGCGTCATGACGATCTCAAGCCCTACAGGCACAAAGCCGCATCGACCTTGCCTGCCAGCTCTGAATCCACCAGCAGTGCGACGTGTCTCAGGGAAGTACCGAGGGTATCATACTGCCCGCGCATTCTGTCGATCCGGGCGGTTTTGGCTTTGGCGGCGCGCTTGGCGGCTCGGCGCAATCCCATGGCCACGGCCCGCATTTCGAGGACCGTCATGCCCAGCTCATCGGTCTGGGGCGACGCTTCCAGCTGGGTCTCGGCAAATCGCGTGACCAGGGTGCATTTCTGTTCGAGGGCGCTTAAGGCGGCTCTGCGTTCCCGCGCGGAAGCGTGCGGCGGGGGAAAGTGCAATTCGATCCGGGTGAGCGCGGCCAGCAGTTCGAGCAAGGTAGAAGGATGAGTCCTCATGAATGACCTCTTGTGGGTTCGGTATGACCTTCTCCGAGCAGCGCGGGGGCAAGGCGCGTGATGTCGGTAAATTCGTCTTTCAGCGTGCGGAGCATCTCTTGCGTGATCACCTCGGGCTTCCGGACACAGGCCACCCCCCATATCCAGAGAACCAGAGTTACCAAATAGGCCGCCGTTGAGCTTTGACGCAGGATCGCGGCGCCGGCGGGCGAGACGAAGGAATACAGATAGGAAGCGGCGAGCTCGCCCACGGTGGTGAACGCAAGGCCGCTGGCGAGAATCAAGGTATGGCGTCGCCACGAAATTCCCAGACGGAAGGAGTAGACCAGCAAGACGATGCTGGCAGCGGCCAGCGCACCTAAAAGCCAGCGCGCGGCAACTGTCATGGCAGGGAACGCGGACCTGAGCCAGACGTCCGGCAGCAGGGATCCGGTGACGATGACAGCGGCGTAGAGGGCGGCGACGTACAGGAAAACACGGACCGGCACTCCCTCCGGGAGCGAGACGCGCGGCCCGAAGGTAGTGAGGTACACCTCACGCCAGAGAAAGCCGGCGAGAAGAGCATCCACGATCAGCGTGCCGCCGAAGTTGGTATAGGCGTAGTTGGCCAGGGTGCCGTTCTGCGCGATGACGTAGCAGGCGACATTGCTTGCCAGGCACACATAAACCTGCGCCGAGAAGAACGGCAGCCGCTTCCAGACGCCGCGCGCGACGAGCAGCACGCCGAGAACAGCGTGCAGGGCTCCGGCCAGAAACCAGAGGGAATAATCGATCGATTGGAGATAGAGTTTCATGGGCTGCCTCCGCAACAGTAGAGTCTTTTTGTGAGAAGCAGCCCAAGTCTTGGTACGACTATTTGGATGGTGGACAGATCGGCGGACACGGCGGATTGCCGCAACAGGAATGGGCTACTCCAGGCGCCACACCTACCGCTGAACCTAATAGGACTGCCAACGCCAGAACCAAACGCAGCTTCATCATAGTTTCCTCCGGCTCGCGGATTGCGAGCATGGAACCAGTGTATGCGTAACTGCTGTGGAAATGGCATTCGGTTTTTGAACTGCAAATTAGGCTCAACTAAGAGTAGGAGGTGAGCAAGAATGTACGCTTTCCCCATGTGGGTCTGCAAGAGAATTCTTGGCCGATGGCCGAATTTGGGCTTAGAGAATTCTAATTTTAGTCCGGGATGGGGTAGATGGTGCATGCACTCCTTTTAGTTTGTTGGGCTTCGCTCTTTGCGTGGCGCTACGCATTGGCCAAGCGCTGTCTCCGCTCTCTACGCTTAGGGACTCATGGCGAAGAAGCGGAAGGACCAGGCGGCGGCCCGGCTCGGGCGGAAGGGCGGCAAGGCTCGGGCCAGGAACCTTTCCAAGAAGGAGCTCTCGCGGCAGGGGAAGCATGCGGCGGCGGCCCGCTGGAAGAAAGAGAAAGGGAAGGACTACGAGGTCGAGTGAGAAATGTGGGATTCATGGCGCTACGCTCCCACCTTTGCTCCTCTGGCCAGCCCGCTCCCAGCTCTTCGCGGTTCGATCTTGCTGAGGCTGTTGGCTAAGGGTTGCAGTGGATGCGTGCCTGCTAATTCGTGTGTTACGGCCAGACTCGCGGAGTTCGCTTCCCAGCCACATTCGCACGCATGCATCTGCTTCTCGGTATCCCAGATGGTTCGATGGATACCATTGTAGTGGGGATCGCCTTGTTTGACCTGGGGCGATGGGGCGGCCTTTGCCACTCGAACGACCGGGCGGCGCTTGTCGTAGCGACGGAACTGGCGCACGTCCAATTTCAGTTCCGCGATGGTGCGGCTGAGGGTGTTGCGGTGCATGGCCAGCGCGCGGGCGGCCTTGCACTGGTTGCCTTGGTTCTGCTGGAGGACGTTCATGATGAAACGCTTCTTAAATTCGCGCACTCCCTCGGAATAGAGAATGCCGCTCGCGTGCATTTGTGCGACTAAAGCTTCTAGTTGGTCCTTCATGGGTTGCTGTCTTCTCCTTGTTTGTAGTTACTGACGTCTGTGGGAAGCTGTTTAGGTTTCGAGCAACTCAATAGCTCTCACCGTTACTTCCGTGCGCGGGTTGGCCACATCGCGGAATTTTCTTATCCGGAAGTCCACCACATGGGCATCACTCAGCACCTGCAGGTGAGCGCCTTTGGGAATTCGCCGGCGGAAGACCCATGTTGCGGCGAGTGCGTCCAGTAGGACTTTCCCGAAGCCATCGACGTCGCCCTTTTGTTTCGGTCCCAGATAAATCACAGCATCCACCTGGAACGCTTGTCCTATAACGAAGCGGTTTTTGAGCATTACAGCTACATCGGAGACGAACCGCTTGGAGGCGTCGGTCTTGTAGTGGCTGCCGTTGCGCGTGTGGCGAACGTAGTGATTCAAATTTGGCGGAGTGCCGGGAATCAGCAAGTGAAGCTCGTCGAGGGGCTGGACGCCGGATTCAGGGATGGGGATGCGGGTCACCGGGCTACCTCCGGGTACTGGTTCCACTCCTTGCCGTCGAGCTTGCGGCCAGCGTCATGCTTGCCGGCTTTCACTATGTACTCGCTTGCGTTGGGACACTTAGGGTTGTGTCCTTGATCTTCTACGTACCTGTGCTCTAAGTTGCGATTGCTATGAAGAAGGCAAGGATTTTGCGCAGGGTTTACCCATGTTCCCCATTGCTTGAAGAAGAAGGGAACGCCGGCATTCGCACATTGGTCGCGCAGATCGCGCACGCACTTGGAATGGACGGGCCGGGCATCGTGGCCAGACTCTCCGCCACAGATGACCCAATCTACCCGCGATTGCCACGAGTAGGATTTCCCCATCGGCGAAGCGAATGCCAGCGCGTTGCCCTTGCATCCTCCATAGAGCGGGTTGGGTATCTCTGTGAGGCGCAGAGGGCCAAGCAACGGCTCGGCTGAAACGCCGTGAACGATTGCAGGCGTCTGCAGCAAGAATGGAATGAACTCGTTGGCGGTTTTTTGTGTGCCGCAGCTTGCCATGCGCCACACGTTCGGCAGCGGCCAGCGGATGGGGGCTGAGGCATACTGCGCGCCGCGCTGCCGGCGGATCAGGTCAACCTGGTGCTGGATACGAATCTGACACTGGGGCGCGGTCAGGTATTCCAGTCGCCGGTCCGGACGCTTCGTCAGTTCAATGAAGGTGTGCTGAGGACAAAGCGCGTAGATCGCATGCACGCGGTCCAGCCACTCATCTTTGACGAACTCCCGTGCGTACAGGTCGGTCATCGAGCAGGGAAAGACCAGGCGTCCCTTGCGCCAGTGCAAAGGCTTCAGAAGCGTGGGCTCGTCGAGGTAGACGCGCACTTTGGGGAGCTGGTCGAGCGCGTAGCGAATGCCGTTTCCCATGCGTCCGGGATTGGTGCCGCAGGTTACGTTCTGATCTTCGGCGTAGCATTCCTTGCATTCGTCCGAGACCTTGATACAGAACCATCCGAGTTTTCCGTCCTCGATCCGCTCGGCGCGGATGACGTTCCAGGTTTCGCCACCTTGGAGCCACTCGATTAAGCTAGGCATTTCTGAGACTCCTTTCGTGCTTCAGCTACCCATTCCCGCTTGTAGGTCCACCACGTTTTTGTTTTGGTCTCTAGCATCAGAAGGTGTCCGCAGAGAATGCAGACCGCGCAGCCGCATGGTAGGAAGCGAGCGGCGTGGTGCTGTGTCTGGAACCACGAACCGACGTCTCTCGGGTGACCTCTGTGGCCTCCGCTCAGCGTCACGCAACCGAGGAACGGTATATCCCTGGCGAGATAGGACCGTGGAAATCTGAAGGTATGCTTAGCCCTGGGGCTGCTTTTGGGCTGTTGATTCCCATCGCTGGGCAACGTTTTCATTGGTTTGACCGTTCGCTCTGTGCGCGCAAAAGTTGAGGTAACTTGTTTGTTATGAGCGACTACGGTCGAGGGAAGAGCGTGGAGAGCGTCTGACTACGAATCAGAAGGCCGGGAGTTCGAATCTCTCAGGGCGCGCCAGTCTTTTCAATAAGTTACGCTCAACTAAGCCCGCACGGAAGCATTTCTCGCAGGTATTGAAAAGGCGCAATTTAGCGCACATGGTAGCAAAGCGGACGGCACACTTATGGCACACCCGCTTTCTGCGGAGCAGG